ATGGCAACTTTTACAAAAAAAGCTAACGGTAAGTGGCTGGTTCAAGTTCGACACAAAGCACAAAATGGCAAACCCGAAATAAATAAAGCATCGACCTTTGACAGAAAGGCCGACGCCCAGGCATGGGCAAGTAAAATAGAAACTGACTGGCAACTCATGCGAGCAGGATTAACGCCCAAGTTACCGTTCTCAGAAGTAATAGAACGCTATCTAAATGAAGTGACACCAACAAAAGGTGGGCAAAAGTCCGAAACATTACGTTTAAAACGAATTCTTAAAACCCCGTTGGCAACTGTATTGTTAAATGAACTATCGGATATTCAACTCCGACAGTGGGTAGATAAAAGATTAACCGAAGTAAGTAATGATGCAGTTATTCGTGAATGGTCAACAATTTCCCATGTTTTAACAGTGACTGTTAAAGAATGGAGACTCTTACCGGAGAATTATATGTTACGCATGAAAAAACCACAGAAATCAAAACCCAGAACCCGACGCGTTACAGAAGAAGAAATTGAAAAAATTTGCTTGTGCTCTGGCTATTCAAAAGACAATGCGCCATTAAAACAAACTCAGCGTGTTGGTGCCGCCTTTTGCTTTGCTATTGAAACAGCAATGAGACAAGGCGAAATTGCAGGATTACTTAAAAAGAATGTATTCCTAGATGAAAATTATGTGCATTTGGAAACCACCAAAAATGGAGAATCCAGAAATGTACCATTATCTCCTGAAGCAAAAATTATTTTAAAACAGGTAATGAGTGCACATAATGGCTTAACGGCATTTCAAGTACCAGCAGCTTCAATGGATGCTCAATTTAGAAAAATAAAAAAATTGGCAATGATTGAGGATTTGCACTTCCATGATACCCGTCGGGAGGCTATTACAAGACTATGCAAGCTATACGAGCCCATGGAGTTAGCCAAAATATCTGGCCATAAAGATTTACGCGTGCTTTTGAATACATATTATGCACCTTCTGCTCCAGAGCTTGCGGAAAAGATGCATGCGAATTCAGTCTAAAGTAAATTGATTATCAAGAGTACCCAAGTGGGTACTCTTCTGCTAAGTATTTTTAACCGCCTTTTTGATTGGGCACTGTTCTTTTAACCTTCGTTTAATTTGTGTTCGTAAACACGCGAATCGCAAGCAAATCAATATGGCGGTAATCCCTTCTGCTATCACCAACCATAAATAGATTTGAGGGTCATATTTCAACATACAATAAACTCGACCTAAAGCATAGGTACCGAACGTGGCATGAAAGAACAAATGAGCCACATCTCGCTTACAATTCAAACAAAACTGTTCTTTGGCTACTGCGCAAGACGAAAACACAAACATCACAGCCAACGAAATGATTTGGATTAAATAGAGCATTTTAGTCTCCTCCCAATTTCTTGCTCAAAATGCGTTTAATCACATCTGGAACAATATCTGGCAGTGCCATAATGATTTTATTGAGCGCGGCAAAGAATGATTCATTCAGACGCAGCGAGATAAACGGCCATGCAATCGCCGAAAACACGGCCACAAAGAGATATGCTTCTCGTGGTAGACCCAAGGCCATCCCAAAGAACGGTGGCAAGCTACCGGCTATAGAGGCGGTCACAACAATGGTTGATACGCTGTTCCAGCGTGTGACCCGACCATGGACGCCGACCAGGCAAAATCCAAGGAAGCAACCAGCAATAAAACACTCTGCTGGCAAGGCACCGGCCAATGTCCCCAAACCAGCGCCCAACCATGCGGCCAAATAGCCCCACAATGCGGTTTCATTCATCGCAGCTCCTTGGCCAATTTGATGTGATAGCCTTTTACCGCGTATCCAGTGCCGTTGTATCCTCTGGCGAATGCACGACAATTTTCAGGATTGCTGTTCAATTGCAAAAATGCGGCCTGTAAATTGGCAACTTTGAGAATGTAATCACGGAGCATTTGATAGTGTGCAAGTTCGGAGTTGCGTGCTGCCCACAGCATGTCTATGGGGTGTGAATACCCGCACTCTTGGTACCACATCCCCATAACCTGAAATTTACCGATTGATACGGATTTCAGTGCTGCCAAAGGCTCCTTGCAGACAGCAAGAGACAATTTTTCCCAACTGTCATTGATTCCGTTTTGATTCGCGTCCATCGTGTAATCCCCTGCAACAGGATTTGAAAACCACGACTTCACCTTATTGGCCGTTTTTTTGACGAATTGCCAGTATTTATGGCGTTCATACAATATTGCCGGCAAGCCTGATGCAAACCAGCCACCGTATTGACCACTTTCAACCACTGAAACAGCTTTAATACGATAGGTGTTCGCATCACCAAGCTCTCGCGCAATGGTGTTCAATTCTTCATAGCTGATTGCGCGGGCATTCTTATTTACAAACACGTTGATGAACGCATTTCGAGTTAGCGTACCGCCCACCCCATCTATTTTAAGAACAGGCAAAGCGCCATGGATATTAAGCCACTTTTGAATCCAAGCAATGTCAGTATCTCCGTTTTTGACATTGGCCAATTCTTCGGCTGTTAAAACAATCGTTGTCATAAATCTACCTACATAAAATTCATGGATTTCATTGTAGGTAGTGAACGACTATGGTCTTTCCAGTGTTCCCTTGTTACTTCGCCGTTGAAGTAGGCGCAGTTGCACCTTGAGCGTTATGGTAGTGGGTTGAGCCCACATTGACACCTTTATTGCTCATGTCGCCGTCTGGTACATTCAAATCACCTTGTTTTACATCTAGGCCGCCTCGCACTTCAGGAGCAGCTCCGGATTCTGTTGAAGCACCACCATTGAGGTTGGTCTGTGCTTGCATCTGATTGATACCTGTAGAAGTCATTTCATCATGGTCAAGCGTGATTTTGGGTGCTCTTAAGAGGATATGAGCATCAGCAATCAATTCGATATTGGTTTGACGTATTCGTCGAATATCCACCAAATTGCCGGTTTTTGGATTTCGGTAGCCCACAATCACCGGTGTGCGGCTGTCTCCGTCAATTAACCAATCGATGTAAACTTTGTCACCAACACGAATCAGAATTTCAGTATCACTGTGCAAATGGCCAACGGGATACATGATTTCCGCTTCTGGCAATGTGTCAGCTCCATCTGTCATGCCTGGTATTTCGATACGTGCGCGATGGCTGGATGCCGTATATGATTTAACTACCGCTGCAATATAGGCCATTATTGTTTTACCCCCAACCAAAATACTGAACAACTGTTTTCACCGGTGCCTGAGCCATTAGGCTGTCTGAAAGCATGTGCTGCTGTAATAATCACAAACTTGGTTTCACCGGATTGGATAATTGCACCCGAGTGAATTTCCGGTGCATACCGGCTTGGAATTGATTTTGCATTCAAAATAACATCAGTCATTGAATTCAATTCGGCCTGTGACTTATCAGGCCTGTAAACCACATTACGTGCTTTATCAAAATTGCCCTTGATGAAAGAGCCGTCCGGTGCCGTGCTGACATACGAAGGCACTTCATGGCGCTCTAACAGGCCGCTTTTTTTGGTGTTATCAGCTAGAATCAAATCACCCAAGCCCATTGTTGGCTCTTGATTAAACAAATCATAAATTCTGGTGAATTCCAGCGCATTGGTGTCAGGCATCCAGCGAACAACACCACCGTGCTCCTGGCAAATCTCCTGAATCTGTACACTTGGAAACTCACCTTTGAAGCAGTAAAACTTATCAATCACAAAGTCTTTGTTGATTTGACTCTTGCCACCACAGGCCTGATATACAGTAGATAGATTGGTTTGCTCCAAGAATATGCCTTTTTCAGCCACATGGCTCATTGCAAACGTATCACTGTGCAATGCAATGATATTGCGAACCTGAACGTAGTTTCCTTGATATACGGTGCTTATGTCGTCTTTTACATGCTTAATTTTGACCGGTGTTAAATTCCGGCCAACCTTAATCTCCTTATCCTCGAGCAGAAATTCCGCTATATTTTCATCGATGCGGATTGTGGCTTCAAATGTAAAAGGAATTGGGGTCAATGAATTGCGAAGCACGGCAGACTGAATCATTGCACCATCGATTGTTTCACCGTTTTCAAGTTGGATAATCATGGATTCCAATCCCCAATATCGGCATTCCAATTACCATTAGGATTGTCAGTATCTTCATCAGTAAACCCGAATAATGTTGACTTCTGCACCGGTGTTATTTGCATACCTACTGTATCAATCAAAGCTTCAGTTCCACCTTGAATGAATGGCTTCATAAAGCTGATAGAAAAATTCCAAGAAAAAATGCAGATATTTGAACGTTCGACAGGCAAGTCAATGCTCATAGCCTCAGGTTCAAAGCCATCATCAAACATTCCATAGGTTTGAAAATCATGGCCATCGTAGTGCCATTGAATTGGCCACCGGTGATTGTCATATCGATTGAAGTACATGCTGACATAATCCATCATTGCCATGGCTGATTCATGCTCATGGGCAACAAATACAATTTGTACATCGTATTCACGATGAGGCAGCTTCACATCATAATGGCCGCTATCGTTGGCCAACTGCATGACTTCATTCACCACGTAAGGCTGACCACGGCTTTCGGGTGCTGGCCGGTCATTCTTACCGAAAGCGATGAACATAACCGGCAACTCAGCATCAATCGCCTGATTATTCGCATTTGAGCCAGTCCAAAAGCTTTCTAGCATTTTGGTCACATCATCAACCATGCGACTTGGAACTGCTCTTAGGCGCTTTGTATATTCACGGGCTTTAAATCGACTCAGTTGCTGAGTGATAGGCTGAATTTCTTCCATGCCTTTAAGCAAGTGCTCAATGAATGCGATTTTAACTTGCCGCATTCGGCCAACATTGTTTTCTGCCATGAAAAAACCCACTGTAAGTATCAGTGGGTATTATGAATATTATTATTATGAATTTATCTTATGTTCCCCTCTACTAAAATAATAGAATTTTTCATAAAATGAAATATATTTTGTGGTACAATTTTTCAAAATAATTAATCAACTTATACCAAATGTAATAATTTCCTTTATATTTCAATATTATTACTATGGAACAATATTATGGTTTATGAAAAAGAATTTATCCATATTGCTAGATTACTTTCACAGAGAAAATATGATGATGCTGCATTAATATCTAAAAAAATATTATCAAAGATAATTAAAGAGCGCTCTGAATTTGCAAGCGAAGCTAAATCAATCATTAACTTAATGAATGAAGCATACTTGTTGAGAGCTAAAAATTTTGAGGAAGCTCCAGTTCCAGTTGATTTGGATAGTAGATTGGAGTTATTACGAAAAGAGCTTAAACCCTCAATAAATGAAAATATTATCTGGCCCCAAAATGTACAGAACGAATTAAATTCTACAATTAATGAACGTGAAAAATCATTAGAATTAATTGAAAACGGACTTTCACCAACTAAATCACTTTTGTTTACCGGATTACCTGGTGTCGGAAAGACCATGGCAGCCAAGTGGTTAGCTCATAAATTGAATAGACCTTTGTTAACTCTAGATTTATCAGCTGTAATGAGTAGCTATCTTGGAAGGACTGGTAATAATATAAGAGTCGTTTTAGATTATGCTCGTAATTTTCCATGTGTCTTGCTCTTAGATGAATTTGATGCCATTGCTAAACGTAGAGATGATTCAGGTGAAATAGGTGAATTAAAAAGATTGGTGACGGTTCTATTACAAGAGATAGATAGTTGGCCAACTGATGGCTTGCTAATATCAGCAACAAACCACCCTGAGCTATTAGACCCAGCTGTATGGCGTCGATTTGATAGAGTTATCGACTTTCCATGTCCAAATCAATTAGAAATAATACAACTAATTACAAAATTACTTGATAAAGAATTATCAAGTGAAAATGAAAAATTAATTGATTTGTTGGCCATTTGTTATGATGGAAAATCATTTTCCGAAGTGACAAGATTAATCAATATTTTAAGAAAAAATGCATTAATCAACAAATGTAATATACAAGACTTGATAGCTAAAGAAATAGAACAAACGATTTCAGGTTTATCTCGCGAAGAACGAATATTTGTAACATACAAACTTATTGATATGGGATATTCTGAACGCAAAGCATGTGAAATTACAGGAGTAGTAAGAGGGACTTTTAGAAATCAAAAAAAATAATAAAATATATACTTCAAATAGATAAATAAAGGGATACGAAATGGCTCGAGAAAATAATTTTTTGATAGGTAACGGTGAGATTTTGACTTCGGGAGTCAAAATTAATAGTGGTGGTGATGGAAAAAAACCTCCTTACTCATTATCAGAAGCTTCTAATAGGTTGTCTAGTAATTTAATAAAAGCTAAAAATTTTTTTGAATCACTTCCAGGAGATGCAAAACCTAAGAATCAGGTTGTTGCTAAGTTAACGTTACATCCAAGATATATTTCAAAATCTGATTATCCAATCGAAATGTTGAACTCTTTAAATCTTAGAGCCATTGGAAGTAAAACTGAAAAGATTACTCCTTTAAAATGGGGAGTTACAAAGCATCCAGATAGCGCGAACACTGAATCATATTTTATCGCAGGTGAAGAAAAAAACTTCTCTCACTGGTTTAATCTGCTTCATGAAGGAAATATTTCCAATGCAATGGAAAAAGGTATTGTAACCATTGAAAATTTATCTACTTTGGCTGGTAAAGAAAAATTTAAAGGTGAGTTAAATGAAAATCTTCATCACTTTGAAGTTGTATTACATAATGATGACGACATAGATATTACAGAATTATTTATTGAATATGTTGAAAAGTCAGGCGGAGAAATTAATACTAGTAAAATTAGAAAAATTGATGGGCTAACGTTCTTACCAGTTTCGGTATCTAATAGCTTAATTATTAACAAAATCTCTGATTTTTCCTTTGTAAGAGTTGCAAGAGGCATGCCTAGTTTGCGACCATTTACCCCAATAACTCGAAACCACTCAATAAGTAAATCTAATATCATTCTTCCCTCAACAAATGAAATTGATTCATCCATAAAAACGGTAATATTTGATGGAGGAATTCCGTTTCCAAAAGAACTTGAAAAATGGGTAAATTATATAGAACCATCTGGAATAGGTAACCCAACGCAAGAATATTTAAATCATGGCTTGGCTGTTACAGGTGCATACTTATTTGGTTCTATCAATTCAAGCTCTTTACTTCCAACTCCTATTTCTCATCTTGACCATGTCAGAGTATTAGATGAAAAAAGTGGTTTGTATGATTTTGAAATAATTGATGTATTAGATAGAATTAAAAATCATTTGGATGAAAATTACTATGATTTTGTAAATATTAGCTTAGGACCAGATTTGCCAATTGATGACGACGAGGTTACTTTATGGACAGCTTCTATTGATAAAATTTTTTCACAAGGAAATTCAGTTGCTACAGTAGCCATTGGCAACAATGGAGAGCGTGATGCAATGTCAGGTTTAAATAGAATACAAGTACCAGCCGATGCAGTTAATGTAATTTCTGTAGGTGCATGTACTTCGACAGGTGAACATTGGGAACGGGCAAGCTACAGTGCATTTGGACCTGGCCGATGCCCTGGTAGAACAAAGCCAGACTTTGTTACTTTTGGAGGGTCTGATGACAACCCATTTAAAATACTTGAAAAAGATGTCACAGGTTTCAAAACAGCTGATAATCAAGGTACCAGTTTTGCTTCCCCACTAGCGCTCAGAACCATAGCAGCACTAAGAGCCACACTCGGTCAAGATGTTAGCCATCTCTCATTAAGGGCATTAATGATTCAACATGCCGAACAGCTCAATTTTCCATTGAAAGAAGTTGGCTGGGGAAGAGCTATTTTAGACCCACTTCAATTAATTACATCTGAAGATAATGAGTTTACAGTTTTGTATCAAGGTGAATTATTAGTAAGTCAACATCTTAGAGTCCCTGTGCCAATTAACAATGTAAATTTACAAGGTAAAATTGATATAAAAGCTACTTTAGCTATTTCGCCTGATGTGGATATTGAGTTTCCTGGTTCATATACAAGACATGGAGTCGAAGTTATTTTTAGGCCTAATAGAACTAAATATAGATTCACTGATGGGAAACAATCTCAACAACCAGTTAGTGAGACATTCTTTACAAACTCAGTAATGTTTAAAAGCCCAGAGTATATTAACAGAGATGAGGGTAATAAGTGGGAACCTATAATAAAACATGTTCAAACTTTCGATGCTTCTAAATTATCTAGCCCAGTATTTGATGTATATTATCATTATAGAGAAAATGCACAAAAAGCTAGAATACAAAAGCCTATACCTTATTCATTAGTAATAACTGTAAAAGCATATGATATTAATGATTTATATAACCAAGTAATTCGTAGCTATGCTTCAATCCTAACACAATTCAAGCCACAAAACCGAATACAGTTAAAAAGTTAATTACTAAGATTATACAAACAAAAGCCCTTGAGTATTTAAACTTTGGGGCTTTTAAAATCAATTTCTTCGCAATTAATATTAAGGAGGCTGTAATTAGGAAACTCGCCCAAAAATTGGTAGTGGAAATTGCAAAATTTTATTCATCATTAATACCCAACCCATAAGAACAGAATTGCTTCATTCGCGTAGGAAGGTTCTATATGGGTGTTAGAACCCCCTACTACCTCATGCATAAGGCGAATGAATCAAACCGTAGAAGCAAATGCTATCTACTTGCTGTTATTTTGATGGGATTTAAGAACGTGATTTTTTCATGTTCCCTTATTTTAAATCTCACTTTGAATAACTAAAAGTAATAATGCTTTCTGCAATATCAAAAAATCAGAAATTCAATCAATCAATTTACAATGCTCTGAGTAAAGCAAATCTACATTCCCTATTGATTTATCCTTCAGCTGTTCACAATCAACCTTAACTCTATCCCCAATTTGCAGCTTGTAATCTTTATCAAGGACAGCGTAAAAATGTTCTTCTCCGCCCCTTAAAATTACATCTTTTGGTAATTCTGCTGTTGCAGCCATGACTTCACTCTTAATCACGGCAGACGTTTTGTTTTCGGCTTTTACGCCTAGTATTGCGCTGTGGATTGAATCAGAACACGAAGTAAGAAGTAATATAGCGGAGAAAAGCAATGGTTTCATAGCATTGCTCCTTGAATGGTAATTGATTGGAGTGAGTAAGCCAACAAAAGTGCTTTGAATTTGAATCAAAAGGATAAACATGAAAGCCCACTGTTCGTGCACAATAGGCTTTCGAGTGATTTGCTGCTAATTTTTGTAGTCATATTCTGCAGCCAGCCATAATAATATTTATGGCTAGTATTATTTAACAATTCAAATAATTGGAAGCTAAATAATACTACAAATAAGTAACTGCATTAACTTACCACCTCTTTCATTTGATAAATCATGCAACTGGCTCGCATGAAGTTATAAAATCCTGAATTGGTATGATTCTGAATGAGCTACTGTCTATATGTATTAGGCCTATACTACCTGTTTGCACCTTTATTTGAGTTTGTACATTATCAATTACCCTATAAAAACCTTCATCTTTTGGCTTTTCAATTATCACAATAAAAGGTAAATTCTTTATGAAAAAGTCAGGGTCACACTCAGTAAATAACTCAGACTTATTTCTATGCATAAGACTAATCAATCTATCTGTATCCGAAATTTTTTTTAATAATTCTTCTACAATTACCTTATCAAAAGAAAGTTTTTCCAGTTGTTGACATACTTCTTTGATTATAAGTCGTGAATTGTCACCTATGTGCTCAACTATAGTTTTTTTAGCGTCTTTTTTTAATGTCTTAATTAATGAATCAACTGGTACTTTGTTTGTATGCTGTAAATCCAAATGCGTAAACTCAAGGCAAAAATAATTCCGATTAGGCCTTTTATAAAAATAATCACATGATTTCACTTGATAACGATTTTCTCTAATTAGATCAAAGCAATACTTGCTTAGCCCATCTGAAAATCCCTTTTTTTGATCAACTCTGTATCCATGTTCATTTAAGTCTATTAAACAACCATCCAACTCATGATCCATTTTTTCATAAAAACAATTCCAAGTTTTATCCATTTTAAAACCCAGAAATTTTACTATTTTGTTTAAATAAATCAGCGTATGCACCACCCAAGTCATTTTTGATACGTTGAATAGATTCCAAAATATCTAAATCACCTTCAGTAATTCCATTTTCATTTATATGATTAATTCCAAAGTGCTCACTGTTCAACAAATTCTCATTGTTATGAACAATAGTTTCAAGTTTATAAATCATATCAATACTGTGAGTTGCAATTACAACTTGTACACCAAACTTACTTAAATCAAACAAAATCTCCATCATCAAATGCTGCCAATTAGGGTGTAAATTGACTTCAGGCTCATCAATAAAAATCATACTGTCTGGTGACAATATTCCCTTCTCAATTAATAGCCCAATTAATCCAAGATTTACAATGCCTGAAGCAGTTGCATTTAATTCAATTTTAGTTTTACTGCCATTTTGCTGGAATAGCATTTCTCCCTTAGTTGAAATGCTAATTTTCCCTCCAACAGTTTCTTGAATTTTATTGACAAACTCAAAATAATTATCATTATTGTCTTCAACAAACTGTTGCTGTAATAAATCATTTAAATCATAAAAATACTCAGGAACACCAATTAATAAAGTTTCTACAAGACTTCTTCTGGCAAAGCGATTAAACCTCAAACGATCTAATCTTATTTTTGTTAATGGAAGCTTCAACTTCCAATAAATAGGTGACTCTAAATAAATAATTTTATTTATTCTTTGTAGTTCTTCAATATCTTTATTTTCAAATGAATAAGATATACTTCCTGATTTTAAGATTTTAAAGCTATTTTCACTGTTAAGGATAAATATTGACTCTTCACTATTAGTTTCATAATTTATCAATTTATCCAAAGAAGTAACCTGAAAATTTTCAATTAATGCATATTTAATTTTTCGAGCTAATTCAGTAACAAAAAACTTCCTTCTATCTTCTGTAAATTTTTCAAGAGTATCTAAATCTTTTCTCAAAGAATCAATACTATTAATTGAAGCCTTATATTTTCTAGGTTTTGGAGTTATTACATCTAATAACTCATTGCCATAAGATACTAACTTTAAAACATAAGGAGTAATTTGACTAATTAACTGTTCTTCTTGGGAAAGTGGAACACTTTCAACATTATGAATAATCTCATTATATATTTCATATACAGTTTTATTAGCCTCCCCCAAAATACCTATTTCCCCGGCACTAATATTAGGAATCGAAGCTTCAACTTCATCTATCCCACTTTGAATTTTGTTTAATAATTCATTAAGAAATTTTAAGGTTATTTCGTCATTGATTTCATGAAAAATGCTGTAGAGAGCTTTAGTAATGAAACTTTTACCACTTGAGTTTGGCCCAGAAATGACTGTGAACTGCCGCAGCTTGATTGAAGCATCAGTTACCTTGCCAAAGTTTTGGATGTTTATATCTAAATTCATATATTTTGTTCCCAGTCTAGCCTTACCCTAAAAAATGTGCATCAAAATGCTAAGTTATACTGGATTAATTACCTAAATTATTCCTACAGTATACAGTATACATTCTTGCATTAATGTTATCGCAAAATATTTCTATTTCATTTAGGACATTATGATGCAAACAAAATCTATACCAGACACCCATCCAAAATCCATCATACAAATCATCCGTTGCCACAAACCAGTTTCTCTGTTCCAGTATTCCAAAGTACCTTAAATGGTGTTGATGAATCATTGGTGGATGCGCGAACATTGCATAAGGTTTTGCAGGTTGGCAAGGCTTTTGCAGCCTGGATTCGTAATCGTATTGATGAATATAATTTTATTGAAAATCAAGATTTTACTTTTGCTATCCAAAACGGGAAAGCAAAACAGCGTGGCGGTCATAACAAAATTGACTACCACCTAACCCTTAATATGGCAAAAGAACTCGCCATGATTGAGAAGACTGATATTGGCCGCATGGTTCGACGTTATTTCATTCAGTGTGAGCGCCTAGCATTCAATCAACACAGTGCCGGTAATGGTAAAGTTACAGAACCCCAAAAGCAACAAATCAAAGAAGCCGTAAACAAAAGACACCACTGAACCCTTGAAAGCCACCAAGCGATTTATTTGAAGCTGCATGCACTATGTAAAGTCAGCTCCTACACTGAAATAAATGCTTCTGATTTTGATTTGGCAATGAGTTTTCTTAATTCAATTGAAAACTCGCCTGTAACCACCCGTGGCAATACCGGCCAGCACCTCATCACCGATGATGACCTATTCCAAATCGCTTACAACGCCGCTTGTATTCATAAGATGGGTAAACTGTTTACTTACCTATTACCGGCCTTTGAGCGCTTAAATAGCCGCATGGAAGGAAATATTGCAGAATACGCTCAGTGTTGTGATAACCGACACTACAGCTTAATACAAATGGCAAAGCGGCACTATGATGATTGCAGTGAACCTACGAAGGTTAAGCTGGATTGGGTAATGTTGCAGCTGGGTTAAAGAAGAAGCGGCCTGTTGGCCGCATATATTTCATTTACTTTTATAGTATTAATTTGATAATTTCCGACTACATCTTCTTAATGGCTCTGGTAACAAAATATCAATTTCTTTTTCTGAAAAAGTCTGTTCCTCTTCAGTTTTTAAGGCTTTTTGCGCCTCTTTATAACTTTCACCGTCAGTTTTAGGTGACTGGGAATAAATATCACCGGTTTTATTTTGTAATTCGGTTCTTATGTTCATAATTTCTTCTTGTGATAACACTTCAAAATCAGTTAACAATGAAACATATTCCTCTCTAACCTTCCACAATGCATCAGCTGCTTTTTGGTGCGCCTGTGCAGATTCTACTAAATCAAAATTTTTAGTATAAGCATTTAAGATTAAAAGTATGACTGAAACTATTCCGCTGAGTATCGCAACTATATCTTTATGATTACTTAATACAATTCCAAAAAATCCTACAGTTGAAATTGCTGATAAAACTATTTGCCAAATTTTTAAATTATTATTTTTTTTTAGAAGTCTATGATGCATTTTATTATGACATGTATATGTATAAACCAATTTCCCATAGGCTTCACGAATCTGAGATTCTATTTGAAAACCATATTCAGTTTGGGAATTTCGTTCCATATATTGCTCTCCAATTCGATTTTGCCAATGCAGGATATTTTTCCTCATCCTGAATAGCACTTACAGCTAAATTAAATGCCTTTTGAGCTTTATTTTGAAAATTACCTGTCTTGTAAACTCTACGATTACTTCCTGGAGCTAACCAGTATTCTTTGTTTATATCTTGATTCATCAAATAATTGAAAAAATCCCTAGTCATCCAATCATAATAAACATACCCCTTATCCTTGTACTTCCAATTTTCTAGAAACTTATAGGCAAGAGTATCTAGCAAAATTCCACTAATTTGGACATTGTTTGTTTCTTTCCATGCCCGAATCATTCGGCAAAAATTTTTTAAATTCTTCTTAGTAATTACGTTTAATTCATTCATTGCTTTTATTTCAGCTCGAGGATTTGTTACTTTCCATGAACCACCATTATTTGTATCCGGATACAAAAAAGAACCATCTGTAACTGAAAATGCAGGTACAACTTCAAACTCAATACCATCTGAAAATTTAATTCCTACTACTTGACCATCACCTTTAATAAACGAAGTACTGTATGTTTTTCTTAGTGTATCTTTAACATGGTTTAGTAACGCAGATTGACCATTGTTAGTATAATCATTAAATCTGTGATAGAAACTATTGGGCAAGATAACAAGTAAGTCGATGTCACTTACCCATATTTCTGTTCCCCTTCCATATGAACCAACATACAATCTATTTTTACTATCAGAATCAATTGACCAATAATCTGAATTTATTCTTTTCGTAATGGTATTACATCTAGTCCTAATAGTTTCAACAGTAGTGTTTGACATTCTTAATGAAGTACAAAGTTCTTTGAAGTTAAGGTGGAATGACAATTTTTTCCCCAAGAAAAGTAAATATTAAACTAAATTTAAATGATATATGAATATAAATAAAACTCAATAGTAAATGCTCAATAATGATTCAAATATTTACTTGGAAATGATTTCAATATTGTAAATTTGTAATATTGCAGGAATAGTAAATATGCATTAGTATTCGCCTCAGGTGTCGTAACCTACCACAAAAGCGGTCAATCACTACCGAGAAGTGATATTTTTACGTCTATAGAATTCGTGTATCTATTGTTCATTCAATAGTGCGTCAAAACTATGGTCGAGAGGGTGAGGAATAAAATACCCTAGTGGAAATAACTCCAGCCTATCTTTTGTGGGCTTACGAACCTCTTGGCCGCCCTATTGTAACCACCTTGCATAGGTGGCTTTTTTGTTTTATCATTCAATCTCTCTCAAAACTCTAGCTGTACCCGTGCCAGTTGCGCGGTGTTTTTTCGCCTATCGTATTTATAGGTCTTCTTGTCGTATATTTTAAGAAGGCATAGAAGTTACGGGGGTGTGTGGTATCGGTAACGACCACGGGCATACCTAGAGTAGCCTGAGAGCACCCCCACCCATACTTAATGGGTAAATCTCAAATACTTTAGGAGTGTTCACATGAGCGCTATCACCATTTCACAAGTCACAATTCGCAGTATTAATGGTCTATATTCTTTAAATGACCTTCACAAAGCTAGTGGCAGCTTAGATAAGCATAGCCCTCGTCGTTGGCTTCAAAATAAACAAACTACTGAATTAATTAGTAAAATTGAAATAGACGGAATTCCGTCTATCGTTAAAAAACAAGGACTTGGGACATTCGTTTGCAAAGAGCTTGTTATTCATTACGGCATGTGGATTAACCCAGAGTTTTCATTACGTGTTATACGTTCATTCTTGATATCTCAAGAATCAGTTCAATCCGATTACAAACTCAATGAACATCAAAAGCAACAAATCAAAGAAGCCGTAAACAGAAGACACCACCGAACCAAAGAAAGCCATCAGGCGATTTATTTGAAGCTGCACGCACTGTGCAAGGTCAGTACCTACACTGAGATAAACGCTTCTGATTTTGAAATGGCGATGAGCTTTCTTAATTCGATTGAAAACTCGCCTGTGACCTCCTGTGGCAATTTTGAGTCTCCTGTTGGCCAGCACCTCATCACCGACGACGACATATTCCAAATTGCCTACAACGCCGCTTGTATTCATAAGATGGGCAAACTGTTTACTTACCTATTGCCGGCCTTTGAGCGCTTAAATAGCCGTATGGAAGGAGATATTGCAGAATACGCTCAGTGTTGTGATAACCGACACTACAGCTTAATACAAATGGCAAAGCGGCACTATGATGATTGCAGTGAACTGACAAAAACTAAGCTGGATTGGGTAATGTTGCAGCTGAGTTAAACATGAAGAAGCGGCCTGTTGGCCGTTTCTTCTTAATATACTTTGAATCAAAAAAATTTATTTAGGTATATATTTATTTACTCTAACTGATTTATAGATTTTGGCGAATTATTCCCCAAAAATTGTGAAGCACAATTCGCATCACAAATATTGCTTTTAGATTTAGGAGTTACATTCTTACCGTTTTTTGGGTCAATAAAATAAAAGCTAAAATCATCACCACACGCACTTCCAGAACAGTTACTCCATATCATTACATATTTCGCATTACTTTTAGAACTGTCCATGCAAGACACCCCATTGTGGTCACTTAATAGGTCTTTAGCATCAACTTCAAAGTTGTTACCTCTGACGATAATATTGCCAGAATCAATATCAACTTTATAAAAGTTTAAATTTTCAGAATAATCTTCGACCCCTAAAATTCTGACAACTGCCCCTCCACAAGAACCAGTTATATTTATAGCTTGAGAAATCATCAATTCATTATCATCTCCTAATGGATTAAGCTGAATAGAGCTCGCAAAAGAAGTATTAGACATTAATAATATTAATATAGCTGTAGCAATTTTTTTTGGCACTTTGCATCTCCAATATTTTTTTATGTCAGCCGGTCGTTCCACCGGAAGCAGCATATGCTATCGTCTTTTGAGATAACTGGCGAGATGGTAAATGAGCAATATTTTCATTAATATTATCAATTGTATTGTTACTCGAAATTTTCATACTTCGATTTTTCAATGATGTTATTGGTATTTCTGGTATTTGTGAATTTGCAATACTGACATTTTGCTTCACTTTATTAATTTCACTAGTAACTCTAATCTGCTTTTCTTTTGACAGGGTACTACTAGGAGAAAAGTTTTGTTTAGCTACTGGCTTTCTTTCTTGAGTGTTTTTAAGTTTGTTAGCTGTTGTGAAATGACTTTGGAAAATATTTTTTTGACGCCGGGTAAATTGAACAGGAGATTCATTTTCCTTCATACCATTATTCTTCATTGCTAATCTTGTTGATTTGGAAATATTATCGCTCCCTTTTAATGCAGGAATTACACCAGGACCTATATTATGTAACATATATAAATTCTCTCCTGTCACCGGTAAGCCAGCTTTTACTAGTATTTTTGCATTATCACTAGCCAGTAAACCTGTAGCTAATGTATTAACTTTTTTATTATATCTAGGGTCATTTTTCTTTCTAAAATTGGAACTATTAATTTCAGTCATCCCAATTTCTTGCCCATCTTTCCGATTTGCTAATGAATTCCATGTTGATTTAATAAATTGCCCCGTTCCAATTGCTCCAGTCGGAGACATTTTTCCTGTCCAACCAGCCTCCATTTTAATAAAACCTCTAAGTGTTTCTTCATCGATACCATACTTTTTTGAAGCCTCCTTTATATAATTATCAACATCGGCTCCAAAACTAAATTCATAATTTGTACTGTTAGATTTAGAAGCTGAAGCTCCCGAAACCATATTTACAGTAGACGGTACATACACTGAATTCCCACTTCTCCGTGCCGCATCATTATTTTTTTGCAATTGTGAATCTTGTGGGATTAGGCCAACGGTAGAAGGAACATATGACGATGGTGAGCCACCTCGACGAGCAGCATCGTTGTTACGTTGTAATTGAGAATCTTGTGGAATTAAACCAATATTACCATCAACTTTTTCTGCTGAATTTTTGCCGGAATTAAACGCAGCATATTTAGCCGCTGCTTCCTTATTTCGGATTTCAACATGAATATGACCACCTGTAGAATGTCCTACTCTATTTTTAGGGTCATACTCATTCGTTACCTTAAAATCAGTTCCTTCTTTTAGACCAGCGGCCTTCATTCTTGCCTTAATCGCATCAGCTTTGGGCTGAAAGCGCTTGGCATTTACATTGTTTATTGTTGCTATACCACTGCCGCCTTTAGCATTTTTGTAAGTTACATCAAATGCTAAGCCTTTATTATGGTAGGAACCAGCATTTGCATTGATATGGTAACTATCTTGGAAAGCAGTAAATTTCTGAACGTCTGAATCAATAGAATCTATTGCAGCTGCATACGTTCCAGCGTGAGCAAGCCCACCTGAGACACTCTCTGGTACATTTTTACGTAATAATTTCTTGTTTACCTTGGTTCCATTGTTTGCAAGAAGACCGGAGGAAATCAATTTGCCTTCCAGTTTCTCAGCACTTTGACCACCGCCACCAATTCCGACAAGCTTTTTGGCACCTTCTACTGCATTGTTTACAGCTTTACCTACAGCAGAATCGTTCACATTATTTCGTACACCACCGGCCACGGTACCAACACTGTCAGCTACCCCTTCTTTTACAGTGGTTATGACCTTTTGCGCCTTTTCATATTTTTCAGCGACGTAATTACCAGCGTCCTGAATCGGCTTTGGCATCTCTTTCCAGAGAGTGCTCATCCCCTGCTTTGCAGTCGATACAAACCCATCCCAAGAGCCCAACATCTTTTTGCTTAGTTTAGGGTCTATGGCATCATCTAATGCATCCATAGCGTAGTCAGCAACACCAGCACCAGCCAGTGAGCCCACAATGCCACCAAGAATGGCACCCACACCTGTACCAGCCCCTGGTATTATTGAACCAACGACAGCCCCTACCTTCATACCGGCAGCACCACCGGTCAAAGCACCGGCCAAACTCACACCATTTTTCAAGTGTTGCTTGTTCTTATCGCCCCTATCCATTTCAGAGTTTTCAACATTGGCAGATTCAAGCGCAGTGAGGCCAAGGCCTAGCACCCCTAAACCTTTAACTTTGCCTAATTTACCTAAGAGACCGGTGCCACCCTTACCCCCTATAAGGCCGCTTAAGAAGCCTCCTTTGGATAAGCCGACCATTTTGCCGAACTTACTCTCAGAGAAGCTCTTAGCATAGCCTCCCAAGCGTGAAACCTTATTTGGTGAGCCCAAACCTGGTATTAATTTTTTTCCAAACTTGAATAGGCCACCAATCAAGCCCCCACCTAACATTTTTGGTATTTTTGATAGGAATGGAATAGATGGCAGTAATTTTGATAACAGGCCGCCTGAATCTTTTCCGCCACCTTTACCGATATTCTTTGCAATGGTCTCAAGTAAATCAGTCTGTGTACGCTGCTCTTTGGCATCATCAAGTGAGATTTTTTGCTGAGCACGCTCCTGCCGCAAAGCCAATTGCTTGGCAGCACGTGCATCCATTGCTTCCTTGCCGATATTCGAGGCGCTAGACTGGCTTTTACGGCCTTTAACTGTCACTCCCTTATGCGAGGATACAATCATGGGCATTACGGGCTTGGCGATAGGTTTTTGTCCAAGCACAATTCGTTTGGTGGTGTTTTTATTACCACCATGGCCAGTAGAACTTGCTTTCTGTGCTGAAGGTGGTGGGCTGGTAACCACCCTTCTCTTGGGTGCCACTTGTGACGATTGTTTGACATCACCATCAACTGCGATATGACCAGAGACCAAAATGCGGTTACCAATTCTGCGGCCATCCAGTTTTTTCAAAATGGCTTTGGTATTGGTTAACGTTTCTTTCAGCTTTAAATCAAATTGGCTTCTATCAAATTTCTTACCGACCAAAAAACCATTATCGTCATGCGATAGACTGATTGAGTTTGCCATGCTTTACTCACTTACCGAAATTGAAAATACTGCCCAATAAATCTTGTTCAAAAGGCTCAATTGTTGGCTCGAGTGAATGTATTTCATCACCGCTTAAAGTAATAGAATCCATCACCGACTGGTTTGCTGATTCTGTCAGCCAATTTTCAGCACTCAGGGTAAGCATCGGTTCGTGTTTTGGCGTTTCTTGGCTCAATAGAAACTTCATATCGCGCAATTGAAACTGTGCTTCGTCATAAGCGGCCTGTAATTTGTCAAAATCACCGTGTAAATGCGCATTCAGTTCTTGTTCAGCAAATACCTGTTGATTTGCTATTAACAGTTTTTGAGAAATTGAATCCATAACAACACGACGTTCTTCCAAGCGCTCTTGCATCAGTAAGGCCTGTTGCTTTGATGTAATCCGCCCAGGGTCTATGTCGAACATGGCACCATCAGCAACATAGCCACGATTGCCATCAAAATTAGGCATACGGACGTAATCAAAGCCATAAAACATACTTGGATTTTCAGGATTCGGCGCAAATACACTAGAAAAACCACCGATTTTCTTACAATGCCACTCATAAGCCTTTTGGCCTAAGAATGTATCTGTGAATTCTTCTTCATGTTCAATGGTTCCATCAGGGAAAGCCTTTAGATAAATAGTGCGGCAGCATGGGTCAATTGAAGTCAATTGTGTTTTGCCATTTACATTGGCTATTGCAGTTTCATCTGGAAATAATCCATATTCTTCGCGCACACCATGACCCAGATAGCCAAATAAATCACCTTTGCCAATCAATTCTTGTACTACACCACCGTTAAGTAACTCCACCACTTTTGGGATATTGAAGTTACGCGGTTGGCCAACAAACTTACGGCCTCGGTCTGCAATGTTGTATCGGATAACACCGGTTGTCATTTTTGCCATTTTTTATCATCCTATTCGTTGAAATCTTGTTCGTTTGATTCTTGTGGCCGCTCGCTTTGTTTCTTCGCCAATTGCTTCGCGTACAGCAGTGCATCATCTTCATCCATCGACATTTGGTTTTTAAGGAAATTGATGATGCTTTTTTCATCCCATCCAAGGTCAATAAGCTGTTGCATGACCTGTAATGTGGTTGCACTGGACATAGAACGGCGCTCTTGAATATCTTGCTTCTCTTTTTCCAAGGCAGTTTGGGCACCAATAAATGTGATTTCGTATGGCCTATTCTTGAAAATGCCACCATATTTTTGCTGCATGTGAATATCAATCACATAATTTACGAAGTCAGTAAAACCTTGGCGTATCCAAATAGCACGCTGCGCTCCTTGTGCTGACACACGATAAAAGCCACCATCGCCTAAGCCACCTGATAGCTGGTCAGCAAAACCCAACATAGACAGGTCTTGACCCAAGGCTGCTGCAAGCATTCGTGCGTACAGCATCACGTCATCGATATTGAAAGAGTTTGAGTTACCAGAACCACTGAGGCCGGTATCAATTTGAGTAAGCTGTTTCTCACTGCTCACTGGTAGAATGTGCCGAATGCGTTCAGTAATGGGTCTGCCGGCGGATATGGCTTCATGCAGCTTGTTCTTAGTAGCCGTCAACATCTTGGTCATGGCATTCACGAATTTCTTCTGCTGCGTGTTATTCATGCCTTCCATGTTCAAAGTGATTAATGACTCTTGAACAGCATCCATGATGCGGCTTGAATTTAGGCCAAATAGCGCATTTTGAAGCAAGTAATATGGCCGTTCAGCATCTTGGAGAAAGCTGCCACCAATGGTATCTGGCAAAGGCTTATGTTTTGACAAATCATCTTCTAGAATTGAGTCATTCCAAGCATTTAAGAGTATTCGTTGCTGAGACACCATGCCCATACGTGGCATTTTGAAACGTGCAATTTGCATTGTGCTCATAGATACACGTTTGTTTGAATTCTCAAGAGCAACAACATAACCAATGGTCTTTTCACCTCGCATCATTGGCTGAATGATTGCACTGTGTAATTTGTCACCAAAGTATATTTCTTCTACACCGGTCTTTGGCTTTGAATAGATACGTGCATAAGCATCACCAAATGTCGCACCTGAATAGGCAATTTCATAGGCCATTTTATTCAGTAGTGGTGCCAAATCATCGCGCAATTCCTCAATAATTTTAATTTCATTGCCCTTTGCATCTGGCTTGGATTCAATGAAAAATACTTCACTTGTGGTTTCGTGTGCACCTAATGACTGTGTAACGTGCAGATTCAATGCTGTTGCAATGATTGGGTCACTGGCCATGTATTGATAGGCACCATATATCTCAATACGATTTCGTATTGTTTGCTGGTTTGAAGCCAGCATTTGCCCGATTGTGACTGAATCGAAATCAACCATGGCCTCATTTGAAGCCTGGTAGATTTCCTCTGGTGTCGCTAATTGAAAATTGTCACCATTTTTATCAAGTATCACTGATTGTTGAGACATAAAAAAACCCAATATTCCTATTGGGTCTTATTATGGGTTTCAGGGAAAGGTGAATTTGTTACGTTCCCCTACTAAAGGGTCAAAGCATGTTTCCACATTTCATCGATTTGCGAATCATTGAATCCGAGTAATTGAGTGGCAATCAATACCAAATTCGGATTTGTACGTTGAAAGCTTGTACCAAATTGCCATTCAATCAGTGCTGTTTCTTTTACCATTTCATCTTCAATTTGTGTAATGGCCGCTTCAACTTTACTTGAATTGAATCCATTTTCTAAAAGTACCAAGCGAAGTTGCTTGGGTGTTAAATCCATGACACCTTGTCGCCAGTTTTCAAGCTTTGCGGCCTGTAATTCATCATTAGTTTCCCATTCTTGGCTCACTTCATTGAAGTAATGGTAATTATCCGGTGGAGTCACAAGCTTTAATGCCAATTCTTGTGAGATTTCATCCCAATCCACACCTTTTTCATTCTCCCAAGAGTCGACATTAGAGGCCAAAATATCAATACAAAATACTTTATTTGTTTTGTCTTTGAAGTATTTTTGTTCAAGAATTGCAGAACTCCAAACATGTTCTGTAACATCAAATTGAGTATCAATCATCTTACAATCTTTCTAAAAAACTAGCGGTATTCAACCCATTTATATGGCGAAGATGAGTGAGCTACACCCATACCAGTAACTTGATACGTCCCACCGGTTGGCACGACAAAAGAAAAAGTACCGATAATGGAAATACCATTTTGAGAAATCGTGTGTAATCGATTCACAACTACACCATTCACATATGCCACTGCAGCTGACGCACCGCCGTCTACACGGCCATCTACATGAACTGATATTTCGTAACCGGTGTTGTTTGTGTATGTCACACCAAGGCTTCTTGAACTTGTCACATCCACATATGCTTTGTTTAAGAACGGCGCAAGTACATCAGTTGTGACAACTTTATTTGCAGTACCAACTGTCAACTGAGCAGCTGTAGCTTTTTCCACGGAAAAAGTACGATTAGCTGCTAAATTGCCGCCTCCTGTTAAACCAATACCAGCAGTCATAGTGATGGCACTGTTGGCTTTGGCATCTAATGCTGGCTTTGCAATGTCTGCGGTTAATACCTTGTCTAATGTGCCCGCAGTCAGCTGAGCTGCTGACGCTTTATCAATGTTTAAGGCTCTTGTGGTAGCTAATGTGCCACCACCAGTTAAACCTGTTCCCGCTTGAATTTGTACATTTGAATATGCAGCCTCAACCGTACCTTTGAACAGACCTCCAGCCGCATTGAGTGCTCCCGTAAAGGTTGCTTTACCATCAGCAAAATTGAATGTGGCTAAGTAACTTTGGTTTTCAATGTCTATTAAGTAAATCGTGCGGTTTGGCGCATGAAACCCTATACCGAATGAACCAGTGCTGATGACTGGCAATGTGCCACTTAGACGCACTGCGTCTTGCCATGAAGAAAAGCCTACCAATTTTGTACTTGAAAATCCTGTTGTGTCGCTGAAAGTTTTCACACCAGAAATTGCTTGTTGAGTATTGGTTGTGACTCCGTCGGTAATGCTGTAGTCAGATAGAGTCGTGTAAGTTCTCCATGAACTCCATGCGCTAGCTGAACTGGCATTACGCATCGCTAATTTTCCAGTCAATGTCACATAAAACTGCATTGCTCCGTAGGCACTTGGCAATACAAGTAAAGAGCCAGCTTCGTTGTATGGGTAATTAGGTGCATTAGTTGCATTGACATTTGTTGTTTGGCCGTATGAGCCAAAAGTACGGATATCATTTAAATCTTCTAAGTAAAGATTTTTCTTAACAAACAATTGGTCTGTAGTAGCAACGTCTAAAGCCAAATTTTCTGAACCAGAATTTCTTGACGGAAAATTATACAAAGTTTGAGAAGTTGCAGAGCCAGAACTACCACGTGGGCGGATTGCAATGTAACCCTGGGTTCCACTGCATTCCATAATCATACTGTATGCACCGGTTGTAGGCTCCAGCCTGAATGCTGGATACTGACTGTTTCCCACCGTTAATGAATTTCGGCCATACCCATTCACTACATTAATAGCATCGGTGATGCCATATCCGGCTAATGTAGTTGGTTTGTTATAAATGTAACCTGTTTCACCTACCGCAGCTCCAAAGTCTGCGCCATCTATGCGCCCCCATTGTGACCAGTTTCCACCATATTTTTGACGCACCCACATTTTTGGTGCAACACTATTAACATAGGGTGTAAGCGTCTGTGTCATTTGCGATTCTGTACTGTACATTGCTGTTCGTACATAACCAAAACCAGCAAATGAAGAAACACCATCTCCTGCAGTGAAATTATATAAAGCCAGTGGCTGCAATGAAGCATCATCTAAATTTGCAGAAGTACCAGGTATTTTGTAAGTATCTCTGGTATGTCGGGTCATTGTAGGTGCATCTGTCAATGAATACGTTCCAACAGTATCATTTAAAGCAACCAATCCACGGGTACCAATTGCCGCATTTGGCACAAAGTGAGTATGACCGTTTGAGTTAACAGTGTTTGTGGTTGTGTCATTAATGTTTAAAGGATTAATTTCGGATTTGGTATACACATCACCAATCTTGTAATCACTAGCCGTTGTACCCCAATTTGCCTTTTTATCCTCCAAGGCTTTGCCTTGTGCTGCTGTTAAAGCTAGCCCTGTGGATGTGCTTGTCAACGTATTATTAAGTTGAACGACACCAGCAGTTGTTGTAGAAGCTTTATCAATCGCATGTGTATGACTGATTGCAGAAACATTATTGGTGCTTGAGGCTGTAATGGTGCTTGGAGTGCCTAATGTAATTGTCCGGTCTGCTGAAGAATCACCGCCTCCATCTAAACCATTACCAGCATTAACTTTGGTTTTCTGTAATGCAAGTGTGTAATTTGTCGCACCTATACGCACATACGCATTACTTTCATCAGAAAAAATTGATGAAATGTGATTGCCATCCACGCCATAATTCGACAAGCCTATGAATTTACCAGAAGCAACGAAATTACCATTTTGGATTAACGAGTAGTTACCATTCCCTGTAGATAATCCGTGATTTCCCAAGTAAATGTATTGCGTAGCGTTGTTGCTACCATTGCCTAGCTTAATAGAACCGGTATTAGTAAAATCTTTACCGTTTAAATCAACACTTTTTGTGGCACCAGTGTATGGAACTTTTCCATCCTCCAAGACCTTACCTTGAGCTGCTGTTAGCGCAAGGCTTGCAGAAGTACTTGTCAGGGTATTATTGAGCTGCACAATACCAGCAATCGCTGTTGTTGCCTTATCAATTGCATGACTATGACCAGCAGATGTATTGGCAGTTGCTGTGTTCGTGCTAGTAGCAGTAATTGTGCTTGGTGTTGATAATTGAATCGTCAGTGGATTATTTAAGCTTCCCCCACCATTCAAACCATTACCTGTATTCAAGTTTGGCTTATCAGTGATTGCGCTCCATTTATGTGCTGCTGGTGACGCAATATGACCATCCAAAGCACCCGCCAATGTCGCATCCGATTCACTGCTATCAATAATGGTGACTGAACCATTCGGAACAGCAGAAAGCTTGATATTGGCAATAATCACAGCAAATTTTGCAGGATTGATGACATCAATTGCGGAACCATCTTCGCGATAAATTCGGCCGAAAACTTTACCGCCATAGCCATCCACAAGGCGTAATTCTTTAACGCTATATGTATTTACACTGTCTGCAATTTTTACACGTAAAGTAATTTGGTCACTGCCAATTAAGCGGCCTGAAGTCGCAAAAGAACCACGATTCACATTTGCTGTATCTATTACTTGTGCATTTGTGAGTTTGACTTTGAAACCATTGTTATCAGGCTCATTATTTAAAATTGCTTGGTATCCATCTGGTGTAATTTGAAAGAGTAACTTTTTGTCGGCCATAATCAATCCTAGAGCGGTACAAAATCGGTTGCTTCAAACACCACCGAATAAGCCACTGCATGTGTTGCAAAAAAAATGTTTCCTTGAGATTTTTGCTCTTGTGATATTTCGGCAATAAAAAGCCGTGCAGGAAGTGTGTTTCTAAGCATTTGCGCAACATCCATGGGAAATTCCTGCGCTACTTCTGCAATGAGTGAAATACGTAGACGTGAAGTTAAAAAATAGTCATCAATATTGAGACTTTCTTCCGTAATTTGAGTACGGGTTTTCTGCTCTAATGGGTAGGTTTTGGCCTTGTGTTGCCAAAGCTGATTGACTTCAAAGTCACCACCCCACACGCATTTCAAGAATGTTCTTAAAAAATGAATGCCTCGCTTACCGTTCCGATATTTGTATGCAAGTAACAGATAGCGCATATCGGCATCTGAAATTGATGACGTATCAAACGAAGCCACATTACCAGCCACCAAACTATTGGTAACCAGCTCATATGAGCCCAAAAACGGCAAACCTGATACATTTGCATCATGTGCTCGTTCATACAGTAGCTTTTGATAAAGCAAGATTACGAGCTCATTTAACTCAGCTTCAACTTGATTGGCAGTATGGGAGTTTTTTAAAGGCAACAATTCGTACATGGTATTAATCCAATACCAAGCCAATTGTGGTGATTTTCAATGATGTATCTGACACATATCGAAATGCTTCTGGTAGATTGACATTCGGGTCTACCACATTGATGACTACATCACTCTTACCATCGCTCAGTTCTGGTACCGCTGCTTTGAGCTTGTCAGTAGTATCAGAAATATTGATGCGTTGTCGGCCACGGCGTGCCCAGGTTGAATTTCGACCAAAGTTTTCAATGACCCAAAGCTTGATTTTCTGGGAAACAGCAACAGAATCATGTAATGGAGAAAGCCAAATTGAAACATTAAACGAAACCTGTACTTCTTTCGCTCCAACAAATTTTATTTTGTAGCTGTCGTCGGCCTGTTGAATGATTTTTGTAATTTCAGCCTGAGCCAATGCCATAGTGGTGTTGGATTTCAGTAATGAAACAAACAATGTATTGATGTTGTTTACATTGGCACCACGAACGCTTTCTTCAACTGCTTCATTCCATACTGCCAAAAACACAAATGGCCGCATTTTTCGCTGAATTAATTGCGTAAACTCACCTAAATACACAGCATTTTCATCATACAAATATGGGAATTTGACAAGTTCGCGCAGTTCACTGATTGACGCAGCCCCACCACCAGCTTGTAATTCTTCATTAGCAAAGAAGCTTAAAAATTCTTCTTTTTCACCTGAATACTCAAGGCTGAACTGAGAGCCGATATCGATGGTGAAATTAGTATACGATTGGCGCGTTTTGATGGTAATTTGTTCACCAATGGTGGGTGTATAGCCAAATTTGCCCATGTGCCCAAACTGAATGTACATGTTCAGCTTTTCATCACCCATCACATGATAAACAAGCGAGTCCAATTCAATATTGTTGAATTTTTCAGTGTGTACGAATTCATCTCCAGTTGCAGCCTTAATGACTTGCATTGAAATAAGGGATTGATTCGCTTCTGGCTCCGGTATTGCAATCCAATAGAATGATTTTGATTCTGTTACGGTATGTGTAAATTCATACTCATTGTATTGAGTGGCCGTTAATGTTGCTGTACCACCAGCAGGCACAATCACACCTTCACGCACCACCCATAAACGTGAGCGTTGGTCTAATAATCGTCGACCGGCAAGCAAAGTAAGCGGTGCAGTTGAATCATTGCGTACTGCAATTTTGAATACTTTGGCAGAACCGAATGGCAGAATCTGACGTGCAGCAGCATCAGCCAATACAAAAGAATCACGCGCACGTGTCCAATATTCCGACAAACCCAAATCAGTTTGCATGGAAAGCATAGCCAGCATTTGAGCAATTGCTGCAATCGGCTGTGTAATAGTCACATCACCGATTTGCACGCGCTCAGCCAGAGCCTCAACATTGCTCAGCTCATTAAGTGCTTCGTTGTATAGTTCGTCTTTTGTGTAAGCCATGAAAAAATGCCCAACCTTTGTTGAGCATCATTATCTTTGGCCGGCGGCCTGTATTTTTCCGTGTTCCCTAGACTTTGATTTCAAACTCTCGCGCCATTCCATTTACTTGCACATAAAATTTCACACAATCAAAAGAGGCTCGTTGAAAATAAATGTTCAGTGAATCACTACTGATTGCCTGAAGTAATGGTATATCTTGCCGCATTTTCCGAATAATTGAATCACCATCAAACTCTGACATTGGTTTTTGCAATTTCTCGTACAAATCAATCCCGTAATTTGAACCCAAATATCCGTTTGTAAGTGTTCCAAGCCAATGTTCGATTTGCCCCATAACAAAATTTGTATTAATTGTCACCATGATTAATATCTCGTGGGCATAAATGTTGATTCTTGTATTAAACGAATAGAAATATTCTCCAAACCTTGTTCAGTTCTACTTAACTGAACTTGGGTGCCAGCCAACTCCATGGTGTAACGCTCATTGTAAAAATCATCATAGGCTTTATTGGTACCATAAATGATTCTTACGGAAAAAGTACGATACACAGCCGGCATTACGCTACCATCAGATGGGGTGCTCATGGCTTGCTTCTGTTTTGCCCATCGCTTTATGGTTCCAAAACGGTCATCAAGCACCGTCAAGTTCATTTCGGTCAATCCAGATTGAGTTGGTATGTTCAATGTTGCAGAACCAATCTGTATGGGGTCTCCAGTGGTCTCTATTGGGTTTAAATCCAAAGTTTGGGTAAATAGATTGAACTTGCTTAAATGTGGTTGTAGGCCTTCTGTAGCATCACTACCATATGGGTCACTTACTTCAAGCAAGAAGAAATTACTATGGGATAGATTTTTGCCATCGGCCAATTCAATTATTTGGCGCATTTCTTTAAGAGACAGGCCGCCGGCAAATAGCAAAGCATTACTATCAGCATTACTTGAGCCATAAGCACCTAACCCCAAATCTGTTAGATTCGTTGATAAAAATCGTTCCAGGCTTTGGTCTGCTTCAAAACCAAGGTTATTGATGTTTTGCGCGACCTTACCAATTGCAAGATTGGCACCATAGTTAATGGCACCACTTGCAAGTGAACCAACCACACCACCGCCAAGCGCACCAGAAACAGCACTACCTAGGGCACCGGCCAAACCACTGCCAACACTGCCTAAAATGCCACTACCGGCTTGAGCAAGGCCTGAAAACACGCTTGGCTGATAAATTGACATTGAAACCTCTTTAAATCGTAATTGGCTCTACGTAAAATGTTTTTTTATGCAACATCTCACGGTAATTGCTGATTTCCAACTCAATTTCAGCACTCTGTCGCCCATGTTGCTCTAATCCATGGTTTTTACTGGCTTCAAGCAATAATGCAGTTTCTTTCTCAGCCTTTAAATGGGCAAATGGCAGAATAATGGCACAATCAGATTCATCAAGTTTAAAGTCAGCAGTAATTGCAATGCTTTCTGCAACGAGTTCCATGCACCCATTTGAATCAGCTTGATAATGGCGGTTATGATTATTCAAATCGCCCCAACCATACACTTCTGCTGCGGCCTCAATAAATAAGGCCGTCAGCTTGGATTCATCAAGAAAATTCATTACACGTGCATCGATGTATTCAGCCACCAAAGTTGTAATGGTTTTCTCTGCCATGGTTACATACTGCCTTTATTCGATTTGTAGAAGTTGTATGAGATTTGACCTGTGGGTTTCACCAACGTAGTGCGGTCTTCATAGTCAAATTCCGTGGCTTCAATACCAAACAAGAAAGCATTATGGCCTGTCCATTTTCGCGTATGCAATTCAGGAGTACCGCGATACAGGTCAAATGTAAATTCACGACGGCTCGTTACATTGCGTTCGTCGGTCAAGTATTCCAACAAATCAATGATGCTGCCTGCCGTTGTTTCACGGAAGCTAATTGGATGTTGTTGATGCACCTTAGCAATTTGCTGTGTCGCCTGTTCAATGCCACCAGGCAAGTAATACAAAATATTTTCTTCAGGAGTGTTATTTGGTATGGCAAAGGATTGAAGCAAGTATTGATAGTCTTCTAAACCTCGAATCACCATAGTGTGTTCTGCTGCAATGGCAGGAACACCAATAGCAGCGGCAGCTTCAACAATTTTCTTTTGGCCTGTTGGGTTGTACATTGGTCATCGCTTTCATTTAAATAAACTGGAAACAGCGCTCACGGTATCGCTTACAAGTCTACCTAGTGCACTCTGACCACTATTTTCAATGTCTTTTGCATCCCAACTTCGGTGTGTTCCCAAGCTAATTTGTACCGTTGCATATACATCACCTAATGCACTGGTTGGATTAACCAAAGGCTGTGAAATACTTTCAATGACCATCGGAGCATATGTTTTACCGCGATATTGTAGAGCTACGTATCCTGGTGCCTCTGATGGGAATATCGCTTTGACTATGGTATTAATATCAGAGCTGCTAGTATTGCCTGTAACCCAACCTGTAGCCATTTGGGCTACGTTTACTGCATTGTTGGCAATGGTATCTCCATCAGCCAAACTTTTAGGCATGGCCATTTTCCAAAGCGCAGTGATAGGCTGCGTCACTTCGCTTAATGGGTCAGCATACGCACGAAACGCCAGTGTTCCATCAAATTTGAGTGGCTCATTGCCCGTAAATACCTGTGTTGAATTAAGCTTTGTTATGCCTGTTCTGCCTTCACCCTGTTGCAAAAACTCAGACAATTTTGACATGAAACCTGACTTAGCTTCATCGCCACCACTTGCTGCAGCACTTAATGACTCAACTGTTTGCGCAATCATTCCGCTTTGGAGAGCAGCTGCTAAAGTTGGGCTTTGTGACTCTGGGGTAATGTTTTCAAAAGGTGAGCTCCAATTCATTTGCTGCTGTAAATTTGCATCAAGAAAAGGGGCACTAACCCCCGCCCCTATTACTGCTCCGTTTTTATCACAAGGAGCAATTGTGCAGATTAGTTGAGAATTCAGGCCGCCCCAATTCGATGTAAGCGTAAATTGCTTAGAAAGAACCTCGATTCCTGCACTGACTAATGAATTAATCCAACTCACAATTGCTCCTTATGCCTTACAGACCCATTGATTTACGCTTACGCAATGATTTCATACGCTTCAATCGAGCCTTACCATTGTGAGATTTACGCAGCATTTTCATGATGCCTTTTTTCTGTGCCGCCGATAATCGAACTTTGCCAGCAATTCGCTTGCGAACAATTACCTTTTTGCCATTGCGAACTGCAATTTTGCGCTTGTAAACCGCATCCATTGCCGTATCTTCCGAGCCATCACCTTCACCAAACGCGAAGGCCTCCAAATCATCGGTTTCAGCTTCTTCACCATCAGGTAATGACCCACGTAACAGCTCCTGAATGTTTTCAGCAGCGTCATCATCGTCATCATTCAAAAATGCGACAATATCGCTTTCTTCGGCACCTTTATCTACCAAGTAATCAGCAGCAATTTGATAGGCTTTTTCCATCAAATCGGCTTCTTCAGCATCAATTTCACCGTTTTTATCGATATCAATGATGCCCCACATCAAATAATAGAGACGGTCAGAAAGCGTTTCACCATCATCTAAATCATCAGTTTCAGCCCAAGCCGCAATTGCAGAAGCAACACTTAAACGCAAATTGGTCAATTCATAGGTTGAACGAGCATCTGTTGAATCATAAGTCACGCTGTCAAAAGTTGCAGATTGTGTGGGTGTTGGTTCTGCCAATGCATTTGTCGCTTGCATGATGCTGTTCGCAATATTGTTTCCAAACATTGTCTTTTCCTTCTTAATCTACTGAGTACATATTGGTTGAACCAACCACTTGGCGAACGACACCTTCAATACTTACGTTCATAGTCCAATCCATGCGGTCATCGGGGTAACGAATATTGCGTGCAACTTCATAGGTGAATGCAACACCACCCAACGAAACACTTGGAACCAACCAACCTGAGGCCTCTGCCCAAGTTAAGATTTTTTCCATTTCTTCTTTTTGCTTTTTAATGCGCTCAGTCATCGGCTTTTGCAAATGCGATTTGCTGTAACGGCCAAAGTAATGCATTAACCAAATGACAATTTCAGTCGCACTGGAAAGCTTAGAGATACCTGTTTTTTCAGTGCCAGATAAGGAATCAGACCAAACCCAACCCGAGCCATTGTGATACTCTTGATAGATACATGGGTTAATCCGAGCCTCAGCCAAATCAGCCAATTCGACATTGTCAGGTTCATAAATTTGGGTGAAATTGGTACCGGTCAAACGGAAGTCACTACCGGCAATTGGTTGGTGTAATGGCGGCAAACCAAAACCATTTGTACGTCCGTTTCGCTCACACGAATAACCTACTTTTTGACCAACTGAAGATAACAAAACAATCCCATTTTTTTGTGTTGGGTCTTGTCGCTTTACTGGAGTCCAAATCCAATCTGTATACATCGCATCTTGGGCATCAAAATTAAATTGATTTTTCCAAATAATTGCAGCACCAGGCTTTAAATTACCAGGTACATCCGCAATCATTTTGCGATTATTGGCTACTGCAGCCAAATACAGTGCATTTAACAAAGCGGTGTTTGCAGAATCACAAATGATGTATCGATATTGCAAACCTGTTTTACGGATTGCATCAGCACTTGCCACAAAATTTGCATCTGTTAAATTACCGGTATCAGAAAATGGCAACATTTCTTTTGAAATAGTCTGTCCATCCAAAGTATCAGAAGCTAAAATCAAATGGCTTTGTTGATTGATTTCGATTTGCAACCAATCACCATAATATTTTTCAGCCACATCACCAATGTAAGTAGATTGATTGCTGTCATCTACTGCATCAACATTTGTAGAACCGGTCACTTCATACAATACTTCGCCGGTTGCAATATCCTTACCAGCGCGATTGAACTTGCGTTCGCGAATTTTAACGGTCAGTTGGTCTGCGGATTTACCTTTACTCAACTCAACCATCACACCTTCATTGATACAATCAGCCACCTTGATTTGTGCAAACCAATCAGCACCGGTTGGGGCTTCTTCGGATAATGTAAAAATGGCATCAATGGAAGTCGGTGTATTGGTATCAATGGTGCCATGGTTAATTACCATGAATTGGTTCAGTGCTTCATCACTTACCAAGCGTGACACCACCACAGCAGCTGCACCGGTGGTAATTGCTTCCACAATCTGAATGTAGGAACTGTTTAATTCCGATACACGTAAAGAACCAGCACGACCACAATAGCGAATCAAACGGTCAGCAGATACGCGCATTGGCGTATCAATTCGGCCGCGAGAAAGCTTTGCAACAATAGCAAATGTTTGGTCACCACTTTCTTGCAAAAGGCGGTCTGTGCGGTCAACAGCAGGGTTAATTTGCACGCCTGGTTGCTGCCCAATTAATGGGCTCATTTGATAAATATTTTGTCCGCTCATTCAACGTCCTCCTGCATTTCTTCCAAAATTAATCCAACATGGACACCATCCCAACGATTCAGGGAGTTGAATGTCCCAATATTCAATTTCGCTAAATTCAGTTGGTCTGCATTTTTAACCACCACTTCAAGCCCTTGCTCACCGGCTGGTACCAAAATGGAAAACTGCGGAATGGTAAAAGCAGTTGGTGATAAATTTGAAACAACCATTTTTCGTGGGAAACTCAAAATACGAGGTTCTTCTGGTTGAATTGGTGATTCTTCATCTTGTGTCTGTTCTGTTGCTCCTGTAGAGCTATCAACAACTGATTCACTTTCCGAACTAGATAAAGGCGTAACAGCCTCAACAACTTCGTTTTGTCCCACTACTGTCCCCTGTGCAACTTCTGCAGCAGGGGATGTTGTGGTGTCTTTTTTAGGTCTTACCATGTTCATCCCCTTTCAGGTTATTGTTTGGTTACATTGATGATTGCGGCGGCGCACGCAAACTCTGTCCATGGGTTTACAGTGTCACCCAATGCTTGGAAGTAGAATGAGCCTTGTTCACCATCATCATTAATATTTTGTGGCAGCAATTGAGCGCCTAATGCATCACCAACGATAAACGGATTTGCACCAACTTGATTTGAGCGGCCAATACACAGCATTTGGAAGCCATCGGTGTTTGGTACATTCAATTCTTCAATTGGTGAATAGTAAACTTCGTATCGACCCAAGAAAGTACCAAGACGGTAAACACCGGCTCGTCGTTGAATATTGCTTGGTGTGAATACTTCAGGCGGCATTGAATCGAAGTACGGTACCGCACCTTGACCAACATAGATAACACCTATGCTTGAAACCTGAGTACGAGCAATCATTGCTGTATCAGCTTCGCTTAATGCATAAGTCAAATCACCCAGAATACTCGCCATCGAACGCTCATCTAAGCGAGTTGGCCAATTCAAGCTAAACGTGGTTTGAAAAGCACGACCAACTTGATACATCAATTTGGTAGCCATATTGTGACGTTCAGCGCCAGATTGATTTCGCAAGGCCAAAGAAGCCAAAGAAGAAGAATCCAAGCCAACATCTGCACTCCACTGATGTTTTGCTTCTTGGGTACGTTTATAACGACCTGAAATGTAATGAGCTCGCAATGATTTAGAATCAGCAATTACAGAAACAATTGGACGCTTGTTTGCGTTCATCATAGAACTGTGTTCGTAATCCACATCAGCAGCAAATGCTACAACTGCACCGGCTGGTAAATCAGGAGTAAATGTGGCTTCCATTGCACCTTTTGTCACATCTGGGCAGCGTAATGTGACTGAATATGGAGTGGCACTTGAAGGCAGTTTAAAATCACTTGAAGCTGATACAGCGGTGGTGTTTCGGCTGGTAGAAACGGCGGAAGATACAACCAATAAACCATTCACATGCACTGCAATTGAATCTGGGCGAATTGGACAACCGTCTGCATCGCCTACTTGATGTTTTACAACACCAGAATATTTGCCAGCGTCTAATGCGCCATCAACCAAACGCTTAGATTGCATGAACGATTTGCCGCCTGACAATCCATCCAGTTTATCGCCCTGTTTGTAGGCACCAACATCGTTACCAGCAATATGACCGACATTGAAAATTCGGCCTTCTAAGCCATTACCTAATGCAATATTACCGGCAAATGGAATGTTTTCAGCGAAAGATTGGGTGATAGCGACCAATACTTGGCCAATTTTCATCGCTCCACCTGAAACTGAGCCTACATCATCAAATACTGATGCTTTGCCAGCATATTCACCAAGGCCAATTTGACGGGCATATTCAGGGTTCGCAATTGTCAATGCTTGACGAATTGCAGTATCAAATACCCAATCAGGAGCATGGCGGCCATGTTCCTTTTTATATGCAATGCTTGAAGATGCAACTGCATCCATTACAATACTTGCAGTGTCTTTAGAACGACCACCAATGCCTGTCACTTGCTCTGGCAATGATTGAATCAATGATGCGACAACATCTGGTGCACTTTCCGCATGTAATGCTTCGCTTGCCTTTACACTGTCGAATGCAGCACGGCCAGATTGTTCTTGTACACCAGCTTGTTGCATTGCATGGGCGAAGTATTGAGCAGTTTGTGATTGCACCTCTGGGCGCAAATCGGCCGCATTGGTGGTGGGAATAATTGCTTGAGGCATAAATAATCTCCAAAGGTAAACGAAAAAATCCCGTAGCGTGGCTCACATTTTCGGTGGCCTTACTACGGGCAATTCGCGGTGTTCCCTCGTGTTAAATGAGATTATCTAAATCAGTTTGTGCTTCTTGCTCCAAAGGCTGTAAGTAATACAAATAACTGCGGCCATTTGGAAGATTTTCAGGCGATTTAATATCACTTACTTCATAGGCAATGTACAGATTCGGAAGAATCAAATAAACGCGGTCATATTTTTCAATTACAAACTCATTTTCAATGATTGGTTCTATCATCGCTGTAATTTCGGGCTGCATTGTGTATGAAAGTCCGTCTCCTGCAAGTTTTGCGGCTTCTGATTGCCCTGTAAATTTGACTTTACAAGCTCCTTGTACGGTGATTTCATAGTCGGCTTCATCGCTGATACCGCCCAATATTGCTGCTCCACCAATCAATTTATTATCTTCACCGGCTGGCACAACACGTTCTTTTCGATACACCACCGCATCAATTGACCAGGGATGATTTAAAGTGACCATTCTCACAGCACGATTGACCGCAGCGGTGACTGGATTACCATTTTCGTATAGTGACGACATTACTTATCACCCCCTAATATTTGTTGAATTTGCGCCAATTGTTGCGGCGATAATTGATTAAGCACATCAGGATTTTGCAGCTTTTGCTGAATCTCACGAACAGCTGTTTGTGGGGCAATGTCTTTTGCTTTCGCTTTGGCCAATTGCGATGGCGTTATACCTGTTCCACGAATGCTGCTGTTACTGCTTGCTGAGAACACATCTCGGATGTTTTTCGGCAATGCGTTGTTATTTGTTCGTCTAATTTTAATGTTACGCCAAGATTCTTTTGCTATTGCAGCCGCGATTTTATCAGCCTGTTTATTTGATAAGGTTTTCTTGCGTTGTAACGGGTTTTCACGAAATTCAGATAGGTAATTTTTCATAAACCCAGTCATTGACTGCGATTGTGTCAGCATACGCATTACAAAAATAACGTGTTTACAGGCCAGTCCTTTTAAATTTGGGTTTCTTATTTTAGGAAAGCCTGTTTCTGCTTTCCCATATGCAAAACTTCCAACTGAGGCAATATACCGGTACCAAAATCGATGACGACCACAATCACAATCAAAGCGTACTGCACCTTGTAAAACAGCATCCGCCAAATTATTTGTTATTTTCCCCCCTGACAAGGCGGCCTGAAAATTCAAAAATTCAACTTGAACCATATGATGCGATACATTTGACTGAGCACTGGCATTAACACGAAATATTACAACTCCATTCTTATCTTTTTTCGCCGGTAACGCAGCATTAATTTCACGTTGGTACCGTTGTATATCCTCTCTACGGCTCATGTTAATAACCGTTTTAGGATGAATGCCGCCTCTTACCTTTGTTCGATTGAATTCATCTTGTAGCTCATTCATCGACTTACTGAACTTGGATAAATCTTCCAGCTCAATATTTTCAACAAATGCACCACTATTGCGATTAATACGATTTAGAACCGTTTCTGCTTGGGTTTTGGGCATGTTAGCCACGTTACCCAAGTTCAAAATGTTTAATGCATTTTCACGTGTCTTATCTGCAGTGACTTCACGCGCATGTACACGATTTAAATCTTGGGTAATTGATTGCTTTTTCATATCAGTACAACCTCATTCCATTTTTCTTCTTCTTACCCAATGCTCGACTTGTCAAAGCGATGGCTTCAGCAAGAGGAATGTAACGCCGGCCACCAGTTTGAACTGGCACATCAACATCTACAAAACCATTGATTGCAGCTGAAACAAACCAGTCAGCACGATTTTTGTACACGTGCTGATTGGTAAGGCTTGGGTCTAAGGTTTCACGCGGCTGAACATAATGCGTTGAATGAACTTCATAAGACTTCTTATCTCTGCTGGCATTGCTTATCTCACGGAATGCAACACCAAGTGCGATGGCATCAATAGGCATAGGAACTCCAAATAATTCGGTATTTGATGCACTGATAATAGACGGTCAAACCCCTAATATTTTCAATGTTCCTATAGGATTAAATATGGATTTAGAAAACGATAATGAATCAGGTCTGATTTGTGCGACATTTACTCGATATCAAGGCACACCTCTTTCAATAAAATCAGGCATTGAAATAGATGATGATGGCAATATGTGCCTGTATTTGATGGAAGAAGACGCCACCAATTTTGAAGGGAAAGAAAAATACACTGTTATTTCAGATTCGCCTGTCCGACGCGATTTCAATGTTTTGTTTTCACCTGACCAGTTTTCAGAAGCATTACAGGCCTATAACGAACTCAAAGCCTCCGGTTGCATTGATATTCCTGATGAATTACTTAAGTATCAGGTCGGCGATACCATTCAAATTGCCGGCATTAACGACAATGGCAAATTCCGATATGATGTTGATGGTCTCACAAATGGCAACATGGCCATTCTCGCAACTTGCCTTTATTTTATGAAATACCAAACGAATGAATACGCTTTAGATTTGGCAGATGAAATGGCTGATTTGTATGGAAGCATCATAACAATTTAAAAAAAGGCCTCATTAGAGGCCTTTTTTATTGCTACCAGGCAAGGCTCGAAATCACTTGCACACGCTCATTCAATGAAGGCTGCGGTATCGAGGTTATCACCGCTTTTCTGGCAGCAATTTATTCTATCATTCAAAACAATAGCACATGCTCTAATATGCAGTATAATTATTGAAAACTACCAATATTAATAATTACAAGGGAATACTCAAGTGGAAATTATTTTAGGTATCGCTATAGTTTGTATAGCCGCAATTGTCGGGTATGTAATATTTCTTAATGATAAGGGTACCAAAAAGAAAACACCAAACCCTAAATTTGAAGCAATGAGAAAGGCCTCTGAAGAAAAGCAGCTATTTGAGAATCCAACTGCTCGTGGAATGGCAATCTCTAAATCAACTTATGAACAAACAGAACTGATAAATAAGGGCGAGTTTTACTGCTATTTAACGCTTAATCATATAATTTCAAAACATAAATTAAAATTGATTGTTTGCCCACAAGTACCACTACGAGCTTTTATTAAACAAACTGCCTCTGAAAAACCTAAAGACCTCCATGGAGGTTTTTATGTTGATTTTGTATTAATCAATTACGATAGAAAGCCTGTTGTTGTCATTGAAGTGGATGGCGGTGGTCATTCTAAACAAAGTGATTTCAACAAAGAGTTAATATTACGAAATGCTGATATAACTTGCTTGAGAGTGAATACTGCTGGTTTTGATAATACTGAAAAATATTCCAACTTTATTATTAAAAAAGTACATGAAAGTACCGGTTTGTATTTTCAGAATTTGGCTCAAAATAACAGCAAAAAACCGAGTCAAACTGTTTCAAATGAACCGCAACTTTCTTAATTTTAACTTTTTAAAAACTATTTCCTACAACCGTAATTTTTCAAGTAAATCAATATGTCTAATCCACCAAAATTATTTATTTCTTACAGTTGGTCAAGCCCTGAACATGAAGATTGGGTTCTTGAGTTAGCTACAAGCCTTCGCCAAGACGGCGTTGATGCCATGTTAGATAAATGGGACTTAAAAGAAGGTCATGACTCTATTGCTTTTATGGAGAGAATGGTAAATGACCCAGAAATTACAAAAGTATTATTGATATGCGATAAAACTTATGCTTCCAAGGCTAATGCAAGAGCTGGTGGTGTTGGAATTGAAGCTCAAATAGTTTCTTCAGAATTGTACAACAAGGTAGTTCAAGAAAAATTTGTAGCTGTAATTAGAGAATATGATGATAACGGAAATGCATTTATACCAACCTATTATGCTGGGAAAATATATATAAACTTAAGCAGTAATGATGAAAAGTATCTTGGTGAGTATGAAAAGTTGCTTAGATGGATTTTCAATAAACCATTACATCAAAAACCAGAAATAGGCATGTTACCTGCCTATTTAAATGAAGGTAATCACATCTCCTTAAATACAACTTCTCATTATAAAAGATGCTTAGATGCAATACGGAATGATAAATCAAATACTAATGGATTATTAGCGGATTATTTAAATCTTTATAATACTAATCTCGAAAAATTTAGAATAAGTGATATTCTTGCTAGTGAAAAAGAAATCGAATTAGACGATTTAATTTTCAATAATATAAGTGATTTTCTTCCTGCAAGAAATGAGTTCATTCAATTAGTTTCAGCACTTATCCAGTATTCATCAAGTAACAAATATATAAATATTATTCATAAGTTTTTTGAGAATAACATTCGATATTTGTTTAGGCCTGAAAATATTACATCCTATGCAGGGTGGGACTTTGATAATTTCAAATTTATCATCAATGAATTATTTTTGTATTTTGTTGCATTAATGATTAAAAATGAAAAATTTGAAGAATTAAATTATTTTTTGAATAAAAATTTCTACTTTCTTCATCATGATAGTCGAGAACCATTATCTTCTTTTTTAATATTTAAGCAGCATTGCGAGTCTTTCGGATTTAGAAATCAAAGATTAAGCCTTGGATATGCTAATTTACATGCAACAACTTTAAAGGAAAGAGCAAATGGAATAAACCTTGAATTTATTGATTTGATGCAAGCCGATTTTATTCTTTATTTGAGAGCAGAAATTAACTCTACGGATACATATTTTATACAATGGTGGCCAACTACTTTAATGTATACACGCTCATTTTATCCATTTGAAATTTTTGCTAAATCAAAATCTAAATCATATTACGAAAGCATGAAGTGTATTCTAGGTAATAATCCAGATATAAATCTAAAGGCTTTAATTGAAGATGCAAAAAAAGGTACTAGAACAGTACCTAAATGGCAGTATGAGTCAATCAGCCTATCACGTTTGACCGACTTCAATAATATTGCAACTATTTGATTTTTTTCTATATTTTCCATATTGAAAGTTTTTCTTTATAAATATTTGCCGCAAAATTTGCGGCAAATATATTTTAATTAGAACTAAATAACGAATCCATCAAAGCAGTATTCTCACTAGCCGTTTCAAACACTTTTTTCTCACGAATCACCGCAAATACAGCATCAAATGCCGCATTAATCCGCAAACGTTCTTGGCCTTGTGGATATGCAATTTCGCCCGCTCTACCATTGCCGCCCTTCGTTGAATAAGCCAAATAATCATTCTTGCGGCCTTGTTCTTCCAGCCGGTCTTGCAGATAAGCGGAAAATGCACGTGCGGCCATCTCATAATCTTTTGACCAGTACTTATCTACCTTACCTTCATCCAATGCAATTGCAGCCTGAACGAACTCAGAATCAGCAGAGAATCCATCAATTTCATGTGTGAGCACACCACCTACAATACTTACCCCACTTTGCTCACCTAGCGCCCAATATCGTGACAATAAAGCAGCCGCTGCATAACGAGGGCGTAATGAGGCATTCATCCCTACCATACTGGCCGCACCTTTGGCCAAGCCACGATTCATCTCCTCAATGGAAGCCGTTTTTTCATCTACACCAGATATTCGCATGATTGACCTGGCATGACTTTCTATTGTGCGCTTACGGATATCACTCACATTATCAACATCTTCAATGTAATGCTTATTGAAGTCATAAACTAAAACGTTTTCTTGCACTTTCAATGCTGTTTGTAGTGCTTTAAATGCACTTGATAAATCCTTGTCTGGCAATTCTTCAGGATTTGAAGTGCCCATGAATTTAGCACTTCCAACCGATTGAGTAGATAGGTCTTTAATCAAATTATCAATCGCATGAAAATACTCATGTCCCAAGCTGCCACCGCCGCGCATCTTGGTGATATTGATTACCTTTGTTGATGGTTCATAATGAGCCAATGCACCGGCTTTACCACGTGCACCAAACGCCAATGCCAAGTTGCCCTTTAAGCCCAGGTATTTTGGCTCAATGCCCAAGACATCTGACATATCCAACATCGCTGCGGCTGCGTTTTTCATGTGAAATTCAGCCGCAGACTTATCTTTTAAAACCCAATTACCTGATTGAATGCCTTTAAAGCCGAACATTTCCTCCAATTGTTTGGAAGATTGTAAATCAACTTCTTTCCCACCAATTCGCTCAATATCGGTTGCTGCTTCCAATTGAAAGGACTGCTTTCTAGGACGCTTGGCACCTTCAGGTGTGGGATTCCCTTCACTATCGGTTCCATTCTTGAAGTCTGAACACCAACTAGCCCACTCCTTGTATTTACTTTCACGCTGCGCCTTACGCAAAGTGACATTCACAGATTTTCTAAGCCAGCTTGAAAACTTCTCTCCAAGTTCAGCCCAAATCTGCCCTTCGTAAGATAGTGCTTTATCCTTTGTAGATTGGCTGAGATGCTGATAGTTGGTTTCAATATTTTCGAGTAGAGAAATACCTGTTGCCAATTCATCGTCATACAGCATTTTCATCAGTTTGGAGGATGGTATTGCTTGAATAATATCATTCATCACTTCTACAACTTCTTTAAACGTACGACAGCTTTCCAAGCGCTCTCGAATATTTGAAACTGCCTGAACATAGTTTTTTTGGCTGGTTTGATGCAATGGATTTAATGGCACTTTATCAATATTGGCATACACACGGCTTATGAAATATGCAACTTCAGACGGCATACCCTTTTCAGACAAATCAGGCCAATCTACACGGCCAAAAATGTTTTCTTTGACAATCAATGATTCTGATAGGCGTGGGTCACTTACCAACTCATCCCAATCGATGTCACTTACATTCAATTTTTTACCATCTCGCTTTGCCTGTAATATGGATTTTTGAGCAAGCTCTTTGCGTGCACCAGCAATGTAAGCGGTATCACGCCACCGGTAATTATCAGCAGTAGTTACATCCGATAAGTCATCATTAGTTTCAGTCTCCTCATCAATGATGGTCTGTTCTTGTTTCTGCTCTTCGTCTTTTGCATTGGTATCTGCAATTGGTTCTGGCTCATTGACTATTGAGCTGCTTAAGCCAAGCTTTGCCCGTAATTCCTGTACTGTTTTAATCAATGACAGGCGTTCAACTGGGTCTTCAGCAGCATTGCGTGCATCAATGGCATTTTTTAATTGGCCGTTTAATTGAAGTTTTTCCATAGGAGTTAGTGTAATAACAGTCATGTTTATTCCTTGCTCAATTCGTCTAATTTAGCTGTATATGCATCAATTGCTTGCACTAACAATTCCATCATTTCTTCCTTGCCACCTTCATTAATGCGCACAGCCACGGACTCCAGACGGTCATGGAACTCTTTGTCCATGATATTTTCCGTTCCTGCAATAATTCCATTCAAGAACTCAATATCGGCATCAGAGGTAGAATGCTCTTGCTCTGCCTGAACAGAATCGCTCTCTGGCTCGTTTTCTGCAGCTTCGTCAGGCATAGGCTCAGGTGTCGTCGGTGGCATCGATACAGGCTCAGAAACTGGCGCTGATGGGGTATCATCAGATTCATTGTGCTCATCAGGTTCAAATGCATCAGAAAGTGGAACCCATTCACCTTGTTCATTTTTCACATCAACAAATAGATTCATCACAAATGCACCAGTTTCAATATCTGCCTTATCAAATACTTGTGAAGTATCATCATCATGTGTAGTATTGATTTCAAGGTCTTCTGACCCCAACACTGGGCGCACAATTACATCGGATTCGTAAGCCGACATGGATTGTCCGCCCATTGTTTTTACACCATCCATAATTGCTTCAAAACTGTCTTTTACTTGCAAATCATAGTGATATTTTCCATCAAGTAATTTTCGCAATACTGTACGAGCACCATATTCAACTCCGTCCACAACAACTTTTGTTCGCAAAACATCATATGTAATGCCCATTTTTTGTTCTTCAGTGCTGTAACTTTGAATATTGCCTTTGACCAAATTACCTTCAGCAATAATTTGTTTTATTGCAATGGCCAATTGATTTTTGACAGGATTAACACTCAATTTTTTGATTTTTTTGGCACCCGAAGAATTGAAATTCACATCGTCATTAATGGCTCGACAAAAGACCGTTTCATGATTTGTGAATAATGTACGTAAATACTGATGCGCTGCATCACGCAAGCCATCCATACCATCTTTTGTTGAAATATCGAAGTCGCCAAGCTCTTTGCCAGTTAAATTAATTCCATGCTTATCATCGGTTTTTTCAACTTGCTCAGCCGTTTCATGCGCTTGTTTATCTTCCAAATCAGTTACATGGTTACCACTTGTATCAATTACGCTGATAATTTGAATATTCCATCCTTCTGAATTGACACTGTCCATAACTGAAGGTACATTTGAATTGTCATCTTCTGATGACTGATTAAGCCCTTTCAAGTCCGAGGCGATTTCCTCGATAGCTTCTAAGGGTTTTTTCATTTCAGGACGCATCACATCCTTATGCAATGAGTACGCGACAAACTCGAATTCATGAGTGTCTTTTCGCTCACCCACCAAAACACGTGCCTCAACTTTTAACTCATCAACAACAACTGTTTTTTTGAAAGAATGGAAACGGATGTATTCCCCTCTAGGTTTATAGGCAGCACCTAAGTTCTCATTTCCTTCTGGATTCTCATACTCTCCTTTGAGTATTTGGGGCACCAATGGAATTAGCGCAACCTTCAAATCATCAATATGAGCTCCACTTTTCATTTTTTGCCATGTTGAACCCAAGAGAAATACTTTGCCAATCACTGTGTTGACATACTTACCTTGAAGATTCTCTTTGACGTAATTGCGTATTGCATCAAACTTACTTTCTGATTTTTCTAAATAAGCAGGCAGCTGCGTCATAGCACTGTCATCGTCTATTTCACTTGCTTCAGAAGGCTGTGAATAAGGTGTTTTTTTATTTGCTGATGGATTAGTATCCAGAGGCTCATTACTTGCCTCTGTCGAAGTATTTTCTTCGATGTTGCTTTGAGCTTCTGCTTCTGTTTGAACACTGCCTCCATTCTTAATGGCATCTATTTGAGCCACCAAATCAGCAAGAGTCTGCTCTTTTTCAGCAATACGAGCCTCCGCCTCTACCAAGGCCGCTTGGCGCTCTGCACGCTTGTTATTTGCCTTGGTAAATCGGGCGCTGTTTTTCTCTGCAAAAGCCATAATGCGTTTGGCAATTTGAGTGATTTCTTGGTCTTTGCCATTTTCTTTTGCAACAAGAATGGTGATATCTTTTTTGTTCAGATTCCAACGCCATGCAACCAAGTTATCATCGGCCTGTAATTTGTTGGGCGACTTGTCTGGATTATGTAGAAAGCAAGAAATGGTTTGGCCATCGCTTAATTCAAACACCATCGCAACATTCGTAGTACCAGCCTTTTTGAATGGTTCTGAAACCTGTACACCATTCTCAACGACTTGGATTTCGGCACCGCCAAAGCGATTAAGTGTTCGGCCAATAATTTGCGCTGTTTTGCTAAGTTTCGCCTGTTGAATGACCAGTGCGTCAAAAACAGCAAATTCACCGTTTTCATTCTCTATGATTTCAGACACCACCGAATCAAACGAGGCCGCCTCCAAGAGCTGCTCACTGGTATCGGTATGGCGCATTTGATACAAGGCTTGCGATACCGCTCTACCTTCATTACTCCAATCAAATATGTTTTGATTCATTGCTATATCGCTTTCTGGGTCAAAAGGGAATGAATTTGCTGTTACTGGTGCATTAAGATTCCCGTGCTCAAGCCACCATCGAAGCTGGCTGGCTGTACATGAAATTACACTCATTGGCTCTTTACCAAAGGTGCTTAATTGATATGCTGTTACAGCATCTTCTTGTGATAAAAATCCAAGCATTACTTTGTGTTCATCAAATGTGCCGGTGTAATTGGTTTGGTTGATGATGTAGACATTCAAGCACTCTGGAAATACGCCGATGTAGCAATCAACTGCATCACCGTCTGCTCCATTCGTGCCTGTAATTTCACCGTAATCTGCGGCCATTAATACAGGCCGCTTACCAGCCTTTTGCCGGTACCGCCCCATTTGAACTTCTGTTTGTATATTTAAGCCATGAAAGTTGGTTATTCTGCCATTGTCATCACGCAAAATAGCCATCATTCACCACCTTGTAAGGCCACTAGTTCAGCTTGTGCCTCTGCAATACGGGTGTCCAACTCAAACTCGCGTTCTTGAAGCGCGACCTCTTTGCGTTTAACCGTTGATTGCATACCTTTAGGCAGCTCAACTTTTCGACGAGCCAATGTTCGTTGGTATTTGGTGGCATTGGCATCCAATGCTTTCACAACCTCACTCAAGGCCGCTTTAATATCGTCTTGTTCTTTAATTGGAAGAACTTTGTTGTTCATGCGTACCTGGTAAACGTCACCAGTTTGCTTTACGCGTAATGTGATTTGCTGACTATCAGCCAATACGAAAGTGATTTCACGGTACGAAATACCGCTTTCACGTTTGATTTTGCCGTCGACCCAAGATGATGCGATTTCAGCACCAGCGCGTTTAAACGCAGTGACCAATTTCTTAGGCGCGGTTTTTTCGTTGTCCTTGAGTTCATCCCAAGTAAATAATGGATTGGTATCAGCCATTGAAAAAGCCCACTACACTGTTGTAATGGGCTTATTATCTTTGGCTTAGGGCATCTAATTTTTCTTGTTCCCCTTATTTAAGTAGCAATTTAATTTTTAAAATTTATATAATTTGTTAAAGTAGGGTCTGTTGAACATTTGAATGGAGTGGATAAAGAGCGTTAAAATCTTATCGCCAAACAATCTTTTCAACACCCTCTATCCATGCTTACAACCATCATCACAGAGGAGCAATGGCTGAAGCTAAAGCCCATTCTCCTAGATTTAAATGTCTATGACAAACCCAGTTTAAAAGAGACCTTTTTAGGAATCATTTATCGCCTCAAAACAGGCTGCGAGTGGCGGTATTTACCCAGCTGTTATGGCAAACCCAATACCGTATTTAAAGCAGTTAGACGCTGGTCATCATCAGGGTTATTTACAGATTATTCAAAAGATTGATTAAGAATTCTGATGTGGAGTGGATCTCAATTGACGCCACTCATGTTCGAGCACATCAGAGCAGCGCTGGCTCAGCAGGTGGCGACCATCAATGCATTGCCAAAAGTGTTGGTGGCAACAGCTCAAAAATACACTTGGCTGTTGATGCACATGGTAATCCGCTTGAATTTATTGTGAGTGACGGACTCACCCACGATATTAAAATAGCGCCCATGCTGCTGCAACTCTTGGATTTGAAAGATACCGAGTTATTAAATGCGGATAAAGGCTATGATTCTGAAGCGTTTAGAGAGCTGATTCATTATCGAGGGGTTCAAGCCAATATTCCGCGCAAGAAAAATGCCAAAACCAGCAATTCCCATATGAACTGGTTGATTTATCAGACAAGGCATGTGGTTGAAAACACATTTGCTAATTTAAAACATTTCCGTGCATTATCCAGCCGTTACGACAAGCTGTTGAATAGTTACATTGGCACTGAGGCACTTGCTTGTGGCTTTATTTGGTTGAAATTATGAATGTTCAACAGACCCTATTTATGAACCGAATTATTGAACAATAATCCTGTGAGATTAAACTTAATAAATTTGGAATAGATGGGAAAATTTATTTTCATATATTTCTAGTGAGCAATAGAACTCTAAGAAATCTGATAGCTATTGGTTTAGCTATCAGATTTTAAATTATTTCTTATTTTCTTCAAAGTTTATTTTCAAAGAAAGTTTTCTTGGTGTTGAATCATTAAAGTCATTAAAAACCCAAGGAAGTTTATCAAATTGATAATAGCTAAAGAAATCTTTGAATTTATTAAATTCAATTTCTTTTCCATTAAATGTTGGAATTATAAAAACATATACAAAGGTAGTATAGTGAAATTCACCCACTGCATATGGTAAGGAGGTGTCATCATCATTTCTTATATGAATGGTTATACTTGGATGTAATTCCAATTTTTCTGGATTTAATAAGACAGCTACTTTTGGTAAATTTTCTTTAAATAAATTTTCATCCGCAATCCAATTTAATGTTTCTTTGAAGCCCTCTAGATCTTCTGTTTTAATGCAACTTAATGCAAACTTTACTAGAGCTTTATATATATTTTGTAAGATAATTTTTTCGTCAGAATCAAATGAAATAGTAGGTGGTTTAAAATGGATAGTATCACTTAGCGCTGAAGAATCTTTATTCTGTCTAGAAACAATTACAAAAAAATTGTTAGGGTTGAACGGATGTTCTGATATCTCTTTAGCCTTTTCAATTATTTCCTTATTCTCTTCAAGACTAGGGTTAATATGTACCATCTCAAAATTACTTTGTTTTATTTTTGGGACTTTATTATTTTTATTTTTCACTTGATAAAATGTATTGAAAAGCCTCAAATAAACTAAAATATCTTTTTCTAGAGTTTGTGAGAATTTTTCATTACAAATGTCACATTCTTCGTTTAGAATTATATTTTTATTGCCAAGTGCTTCTGGAATTGCGTGAGCAATTTTCTTAAATGATGTTTGAGATGAGTCTTTATGACAAAAACGACAGACTCTATCTGTTTTTAGTCCTTTACCAATTTTGGTTTTCTTTTCTATTGAGGGGCTAAATGACTTGTATTTCTCAATAATATGTCCAAATAATTTATTGAAGCTATTTTCTAAATCGTTATAGTCTAGAGATGGGTTGTTTAAACTCATTAATTCATTTGCCATCATAATTTGATTTTTTAATGGAATAGATGCTGAATCAACTGGTAAAATAAAAAAATGTTCATTGATTGATAATTTTTTTATAAAATCATTTATCTTATTTATTACAGGCTGGTTACTTTTGTTGCGATTAACTAATTTTAAAACTTTAGCCTGAAGTTCTAAAGTATTTTTTTGATAGCAATTTATTTCCAATCTGTTACCTTCGGGCGTTAAACATACTTGTCCATTAAAGGTTTGAATGAAATCTTGTATAAAGTAAATCAATGAATTGTTTGATGTATTAGGATTAAATTCTATTTTGTAAGTTGCACAAGATTTTATCGACAAAAAAGTAAAGTATATTTGTTCTTTCATACAAAATTTTCCCAGAGTTTTTTATAAAATACGTATGAATTATAATTTTAGTTTTTTTGCAAATCTAGGGTCTGTTGAACATTCATAATTTCAACCAAATCAAACCGCAAGCAAGTGTGACTGTCCCAATATAGGGCTTCTGTTCTATCCATGATGCACAAATATTCTCACCAATTGAAAACTCTCCATTTATTTTATCTAGTAATCAATGTTTTTTATTATCTTACAGAGCTGTAGTTAATGAATGGTATAGAATTCAAAACTCAGTTTTACATGAAGATGAGTTTTTACAGTTAATTTCACAAGAGATGCAACTTAATTCAGAGCAACACAAGAATTTTGAGAATTTTAGAGAAAGCTCCAATCAGAAGCTAATAGACAAAAATTTAGAAAAAGATAAGTACGATAGTATTCTTATTAAAAATGAACATGAAAAAATAAAACACTATATATTTTAGGGTGTAGGTAAGAATAATCTTCTCACTAGTTTTGCAATGCTTCCTAAGTACTCCTTTACAAATACAAAAATTCAAGATTTTGTTAATGATAAATTGGTCATATCAGTTTCAATAAATTCAATATCTTTATCTGATAAACGATACATAATAATTTTTTGGATGAAGATGATGATTCTTTTGTCCAAAATTGGCTCTCAGAATTAATATCACAATCAGTTGACAGTATTGAAAAAATATTGATTGGACTTATAGTTAAACATTCTGAAAATACCTATTTCTCAATCCCTTGGTGGAACTCTTTGGATACAGTATCTAAAGAATTGTTATCGCAATGGATTCAACCAATACAAGACCATCGCATAATAAATTCATTTAATGATTCAAAGTTCTTCAATCTATCGAAACACTATCAACTAAATTAATATTAATCGACAATAGCAAAACACCACCGATTTGGTGGTGTTTTTGTTTACTTAAACTGCTTCTTTTGATATGTTTTTGCAGAATTTGAACCATCCGAATACTGTTTCGTAATCGTAATTTTGTCACCTTCAATAACAAAACTTAGTTTTTCATCTTCTGCATCAGTTCTCCATCTACCAAACGAACCATCTGGCTGGACAGAACGCCAAACGATAGAATTTCCTTCAATCTTACATTGATTTGACCATTTACTATTATCATTAGGTCGAAGATAGTAAATGATTAAATCTTTTTCATTGGCTACTTTCATTATTTTCACATCTCTGCCAAAAAGAATTGCATTAGTAGCCTTACATATCTCAATATCTGAAAAAACTGGTTTACTAACTACAGGTGGAGCAACGGATTTTGAACTATCAGAAGCAGAGTTAACTTCTTGCACTGGAGCCTGAGGAACAGGTTTAACTTGTTGGCTAGTCGATTCAGTATTGGGCTTATCTTCACCCCAATCGCTCCAAACAGACAATATAACGTATGCTATAAATGCTGCTAAACATCCTACAACTATTTTTAAAGTTGATGCTTGTTTTTCAGCCGGATTATTAGAAGAATTTCCAGATTTATTTTTTGGGAATTTTTTGGATGCCACTAATTTAACCTTAATGATAAATTATGTAAATGCACTTATCATAAGTTGTAACTACAATAATTTCAACCTCTTCTAAATTTAGACCATCAATATCTTAATAAAAAAATACCATCTGTAAAATTATAGCCAAACCATCCAAGAAACCCAAAACAAATACAAATAAACAGGGTTAATCATTGCCTCTCCTAGTTTGCCGCTTCTGCCATTTTTTGCTGCAATCGCTCGCGTGCTGATAATCGTTTTTCTTTTGCGCCACCAACCCCAGACCGGTCACTTACGTTGAAGTAAATACGTTCAAGGAACGCAAAAGACATTGCATCGATGATGTCGGGAGATTTAATTCCTTGAGCACGCATCTTGTCTTTGCTTAGCATTTGGTACCGCACTTGCTCAGTGAAAGAATACGGCAAGTGTGTAGCTTGAAATTCCAGTGTTTCCCTCACTTTTTTATCTAAGTTTTGGGGGAAGCGACAGTAACCATCACGCATGGCATCGCGTAGGCCTACCATGGCTTGGGCGCGAAGATTTATGAACCGCTTTTTATTTTCATTCAAGAAGCACGGGTTACCCCATGTAACACGGACAACATCAGCACCTTCATCTTCAAGGTCTTTGCAAAGCTGCAAGCCGGTACCACCAGCATCAACAAGGATTCGGGCATTTGATAGCTTGCTATATTCTTCTATGATTCGGCCTTTGAACTGTTTTACATCTATGCTATTGCTGTAGATTGGTAGGCCTACAAATTCAACTCGCCGTGGGTTTTCTTCAAATGTTCCGCCATTACCAATGACACGCGCTAATACACACACGGAGAAGTCACGGTACTCACCAGCAGCAACGTCAACGAGTAAAAACCATCCCCATGCCTCATCATCGCGTATTGCCGGTAACTTCATCTCCATTGCACGGTTCAAAATCACTCGATTAATCAGTGTTTTTTCATCGTCTTCAGCAAAAAGCCCAAGCACACGAATTTTGTATTCATTTGAATCACGGCCACCACATTCCGTTAGGCGCTCTCTTAACCATTGCGGAGTGACATGTGGTGCATTTTCTGAACTAAAACGTAGATTTATCCAGCCACCATCATGAATGGATGTATTGATATAGCTAAGGCGGTGGTGTGTGTCGTAAAAATAGCCGACTGTTTTTGTGCCTTGAGAGAAAAGAAGCGTCCTGTTGCCGTCTTGGGTTTGCGTACCAGTAATTACGTTGTAATGCTCATCGCTTACACCAGATGCCTCATCGACAATAATCATTTGCCAATAACGGAAGAATTGGTCATCATTGGCGGAGCGAGCATTTACGAGCAATTCTTACCACATGCGACTCACTTAGTTCTAACAAACCTTGATAAGCACTATCACTGCGATACGTTTTTCCCAACTGTAGATTTTTCAGAATGGAATTGCACAGCGATGAAGGTTTTAAAGCCTAGCTTACCTGGTGTTACAGTCAACTATTGGGAACGAAAATCGTATGAGTAAAACCTTACACCTCCCACAAAATCAAAGTGGTAAAGACTACATCATTGGTGATTTGCATGGTTGCTATGAACAGTTTCAAAGGATGCTTATTGAAATCGGGTTTGATAAATGCAAAGATAGAATGATTGCTTGCGGTGATTTAATTGACCGAGGAAAGGATAGTTTGAAATGCGCAAGATTACTCACAGAACCTTGGTTTTACAGTGTGATGGGAAACCATGAAAATATGTTTATTCAATGTCAATTAAGGTTATTTGATATTGGACTGTATATCCAAAACGGCGGTGAATGGGCAACAAGGCTAGATGAACAATCTGGCCTTATTTTATATGACCTACTCAAGGACTTACCTTATGCAATTGAAATTGAAACCGCATCTGGAAATATTGGCGTAGTTCATGCCGATATCAATTCTTATTATTGGGATTGTTTCAAGAGAAATCTAGAACAGTCGAGTGCTTCTCAAATCCTTGCAATTTGGGGTCGAAGCCGAATTTCACATAAAGATACTTTCAACATTGAAGGCATTGATAAGATTTTCTTTGGGCATACCGTCAATTCAGAAGTGGTTCAACTTGGAAACACATACTTCATTGATACAGGTGTGGTTTTTGGTCAATTACTCACATGCTACTGCGTTCAGGATGATACGTATCACCAAATTTCATATTTGAAAGGTGCGACATGAGAAGCGTATGGATTAACCGCTTTGATGCAAGTGGTAAACAAACCCAAATAAATAAGTGGGAATTGCATCATTGTAAAAATGAAGATACTCATGTTGTGCATCTCTTGAGTGGTTACACATTTACGAAACTGAACTCAACAGCAAACGGACACGTTGGTAGCACTTTATGTGAGCACATTGCCAATCAACGTGGAGACGGTTGGCTATACACCGAGGATGGTGAAACACCACCTGACTCCTACTCACTGATTGTTATACGTACAAAGCAAATATGGTTACCTAAAGTAATTATCGGCAAAGATGCCCAAAACTATGAAATTACGTGCTGGCACCCAATGCATTTACCTGAATTTGATAAGCATTGGAATGACCGCAGTTCTTGATGGTCATTAAATTAAAGACTTTTAACCCACCGCCAACAGGCGGTATTTTTTATTAAGGAAATGAAATGTGGTTTAAGCAAGCAAGCTTTTTTGTATTACCCCAAGATACCGGATTGAATTTGGATGATATCCAAATGAAATTGGAAGAATCACGCTTCAAGCCTTGCCAAGGTTTAGATTGGAAAAGCGAAGGCTTTGAACGTGCTATGCCGTTTCGTGAAGACTTGGTATTCAATGCTCAAGATAGCTGGCGCTTGAGTTTGCGACAAGAGGACAAAGTATTACCGGCAAGCGTTATACGTGAAATCTTGGATGAAAAAGTAGCCGAAATCCAAGCCACCGATGGTCGCAATGTCGGCCGCAAAGAAAAAATGGAATTGAAAGAGCAAATCACAGACGATTTGTTATCTCGCGCATTCACACGCTCACGTTACAGTGAGGCAGTTATTGATGTACCAGGTAACTTGATTATCGTGAATCAAAGCAATAGCAATAAATCTGAAAACTTTATCAGCCAATTGCGCCAAGCCTTGGGAGGATTGCCGGCAACATTACCACGTACAGTACAGGCTCCAACCACTTTAATGACAACATGGTTAGAACAAGGTGAGGCTGCAGGTAATTTTGAATTAGACAGTGATTGTGAATTGATGGGTGTTGGTGATGCAGCTCCAATTATTAAAGCGAGTAAGTCTGATTTAACATCAGAAGAAGTCAAACAACACTTGGAACATGGAAAAATATGCACCCAATTAGGTTTGGTTTGGAATGAACAAATTCGATTTATATTGAATGACGATTTGAGTTTCAAGCGCATTCAATATCTGGACATGTTGCAAGAAGAAGCAGCAAATCAAGGCGATGATATGGAAACACTATTTAGTGCATCCCAAATCATCATGACCCAAAATTTGAGTCTCTTAATACATGAGTTAATCGAGCATTTACAGGGATTACAGGTGCAATGATGCAAAATACTTTAGAACCATGGTTTCAGGAAATCAATGAACATGCTGAAAGCCCACTAAACTTTTTACCAAATGGCACACTAATTTTATCTTTAGGTGAAGATAAATGTGCAATTTCAGGAATGGCGGCTGATGGCGAATATATGATTGGCTTTACAGGCCTCAAGGAGAAGCCAACAAGTGAAAACCCTTCCATACCTAATATGCTTCACTTTGGTATCCACTCCACTGATATAAAATCTATTCATTCACTTAAAAAAATTTGTGAAAGTGTAATTGCTTTGGATGCTGAAATTCAGAGCGAAAAAAAGGCAATAAACAGCAAGGAGAATAAAAATTAACTCAATAGACAAGCTCAACGCCACCCTACGCGACTTATTAAACACCCCCAAGCCCACCCCACCAACCCAACCGCCGAAGCCACCGGCGGTTATTTTTTTGCCGCCATTGCAGAAGATGAAAAATGCGTGAGATTACATTTTTGGCGGCAGCCTTATCTTTAGCGGCTGGAGCTAATTGCAGTCACTTATCAGAAAGATTTTGCAATAACAAAGCTGGTTTAAGTTCGATTAACTCCAGAATTAAAAACTCAAAGCCTAATAAGCGCTCCAAATCAAAAAGCCTCAAAAAGCGTCACCATCGACAGAAAAGGAAATAGACTAATGACCAGTTATGTGACTCATGTTTATGATGAAAACCATCCTGACTTTGAACAGCTTTCAGTTTTTAGTTACACACCCGGCTTCGTAGGAGCATCGTGGGATAACGCATTTGAACAAATCGCAAAACTGGAAGTAGAAAACAATGAATTGAAGCAACGATTGGCACAGTATGAATAGCAGACCTATTGAATGGCTCATTCCAGAGCTTCCAACCAGAGACCACCTAATATCAATTGAAATTTTAATGGGTATTGTGGAAGAGGCAGCAGATGAACCAGGCTTCTTTCAAGAATATCTTCGATTATTTGGCGAAAAGCCAATGCCAACACCGGCAAGAACTCCAGTTGATGTGCTGATTAACAACTCAGTGATAGAAGCACTTGTAAGGGAATATGGAAGTGGCTTTATCAAATTCGTTTATCACTCTATTTATCTCACAATGCCAAACAACGCTTTCAATTTCAAGCGCCAGTTATTGATTAAAGATGACTGGACAACCTTAGGAGAATCAAATGTCAGCAAAAAATTATGATGATGCACATCAAAAACAACTACTTGATAAAAATTTGATTGGCAAAATGGTGGTCATTCGTTCTTCAAAACGAAATGAAGTTTTCAAAGAAATGCTATTTGAAGTGGTATGTATCAATAAAAAAGTACCTCGTTATGTGCTTTTAAACAAAGATACTCAAATGAAAATCAATTGCCGGCCTGCATTTATTTATTGCATAGTAGAAAATGTCGAGCAGTACTACTTGATGCTGAAAGAGCAAAATAAATTCAGAATGGCATATGATGATGCTCAACAGATGCGGCTTGAATTTAATTCAAAATACAAACCACAAGTGGCCTGAAAATTCAGGCTGTTTTTGATTGGAAAACTCATGAAATTATTCTGGTGCAGTTGGGAGCAAAAATCAAATGATTATAGACCTTTAACCTACCCGCCCAATGAAAATATATTAGGCTGGTGGTGTAGTGGATTTAAATCGGATGGTTGGCCAATTCTTTGCGCATGGGTATCAGCAGTTTCTGAAGAACAAGCATTCAATAAGGTTAAAGAAGACTGGCCTGAATTGGAGAGTTGGAAATTCATAACATGCAAATCAAAATTTGAGTTTTATGACAGATTTCCTCTTGAAGATTGGATGAAACCACGTGTTGAAAATTTAGAATTGAAATAGCAGTTAAATATGTAGAAAGCGGCCTGTAAAAATTTACAGGCCGCATTTTTTCAGCATTTAAATAGGAACAATCAATGACAGAACGTCCAATATTATTTAGTGAAGAAATGGTTCAAGCCTTACTCAGCAGTAACAAATCACAAACTCGTCGAATCATCAAAATTCCAAAAGATTACGAAATTCACAAAACAGATATTTGTCGGGTAGTCTCACCTAAGGGTATCAAAGGACGATGGGGTGTTTTGGCCAACAATGCTAAACGAGACTTACACTCTCCAGAGGTAAAGCATATTCCCTGCCCTTATGGTGGCGTTGGCGATTTTCTCTGGGTAAGAGAAACGTTTTTACCTAATCCAAGTTCTGATGATTTAGCTTGGGACAATCACCATCTAAGCTATTACGAATGGGATGGTTGCGGCTCCAGATTGGCAGATGTTCCGCCAGTACTCCAAAAACCTGAGCATTGCATCTACAGAGCTTCATCTACTATACAAGACCTTAAATGGAGACCTAGCTTATTCATGCCACGTTGGGCTTCACGAATACTTCTTGAAATAACAAATGTGCGAATTGAACGCCTAACCGAAATATCAGAAGGCGATGCGAAGTCAGAAGGATGTGACCATTCGGAGAGCATAGCGGCCATTGAAATTGGTTGGTATTTCAAGCCATTGTCAGCATTTAGAAGACTTTGGGAGCAAATTAATGGTGCCAAAAGTTGGGAAATGAATCCATGGGTATGGGTAATTGAATTTAAAGTAATTCAACAAAAATCACGAAATTGACCTACTAGAACATCGATTCAATCTCAAACCAATTCAATTAAAATCTCTAAACAGAATCTCTAAATTTCAAAATCATTATCTACATTCGTTGAACTTAAGCGAGATTTAATATGAATGAATCAATTATACAATCAGACCTTTCAAAGCAAATCCTAGAAAAATTGGCAAAAATTGAAGAGTCAAGCCAAAAAGGCTGGCTAAGCACTCTTACAGAACAATCTTCAATCCTTCTGAACACTGAGGAGATTGCTTTACTTACTGGGCACAGTTACCATCATGCATACAAAGAAATTGTTTCTCATCCTGATTTTCCATCTCCGGTTAAAATTACAAATAAGACAAAGCCAACACGTCGGGCACCTGCGCGTCGGTGGATAGCAGGGGAAGTCATAAGGTACTTGCGAAACAAAAGTATGAATTAAAAGCACTAGAATCGGAAAAGTGTTGTAATAATTCTAATTTGATATAATTTGTTATTATTTGTTGTATGTCGCTAAATTTTTTTGCAACGCACTTGTGATAGTGGGTATGTAACTGCTTCAATTCCATGACTTGTTCGAGTCTCTCCATCCGCACCAAGCAGCATATACAAATCAAAGACTTACAAAAATAAGTACCGATTTAGTACCAAGCGTGGATTTATCCACAGATTTTTGAGATAAAACTCAAAGAAATTCAGAACATTATAGCGCAAACTTTTGTAAAGGTTTTGCGCTATTTTTTCGCCTATACGTTTTACCCTATTTCGCACCGCACAATGTAAAGATTGGATTATTTTGCAGAATGGCCTGAAATTACAGGCCGTTCGTTTATCACGCCTCGTTTGTACTCACCTTGCCATTACTGTTAAGCACTGGTAAATCATAACGCTTCGGGTCCGGTATAGAAGGCACACCGTTACCGAATGAAGGCCACACATACGCAACCACGCGATCAGTAGAAAACGGCGCAATCGATACTTTATTACTCTGATTGCCGCCCAATACCATCAAATTGCCACGCGCATCCTTGCCCACCACAAAACCCACATGGCCACCACCAGCACGGTTAAAAATCACTAGGCAACCATATGCAGGTTTGCTCAATTTTGTGCCGGCATTTACCCAATCCTTTGCTCGATACCAATGTTTCACGACAAAGCGGCCTGTAAACTGTAAGCAGTAGCCCACAAATGTCCCACACCAAGGAGTTTCATCTTCAGCCCACCAAGCACCGAGTTTTTTCAGCCAACCTAGAATGGTTGTGTTGTGCCCTTTGGTGCCAACGACTTCTGATAAACCTATGTGTTTACGTGCTTCGGCAATCCATGCCAATTCAGTTTGCTTGCTCATTGCATGCCTCCAGTTTTTGATTTCAAAATTGCTTCCCAAATCGTCGCAAAAATATTGATTGCGTTACCGCCTAAATAACCTGATAGCGCAATCGCAATTCCCGATGCTGCTGATAATTCAGGGCTTGAACTAAAATGCCATGCGCCCAAATATGCGATCACGCCAGCAAAAGCCGATAGAAATAAATCGCAACCAATTTTCAATAAAAAGTAATGAATGGGCATCCGTATGCCTTCGCGTCGGTAACGCATGATTGCATCGGCCAAGCCTCCAAACATTGAAAGGCCAATAACCATGAGCCACGTCACGATGATTGACTTGTACTCCATTAAGCCATCGAGCATAAAACCTCCCAAATAAAACAAAGCTCCCCACTTTCGGGGAGCAAAAAAATAGCGCTCTAGGCGCGTTCTTTGTTTCTAAGCTTCTGCTGGCTTTGGCATCAACACGGCGCCAAATAACGGATTGTGGTTGCCGTACACGTCTGTTTCGACTTTGACAGACTCGTTGTAAATCCAAGTATCCAAATCCATCTCGCCCATTGCTTCGTTTTCAGCCAAGACAAGGCTGGTCTGCTGCATAACAGTTACCGGCTGACGGCCTTGCTCCCACTTTGATTGCGTCACATAGCTGTCAAACGTGGCTGAAATACCACCATTTCTGCGATTGATTTGAATCACACAAACTCGGTGAAATTCGGTTGTGGCGCCTGTGCCTGCGTCTTCAATTTCTTTGTTTAAGCCAATTACTGTCATGATGAAACTCCATTACGAATAAAAAAAAATCGCCGGTAGGCGATGTGGTTGAATTATTTTACTGTTGTAAGATTTGGTGCTCGTGCAATCAAAATGGCGCCTGATGGAAGTTTATTTTCCCGCCAAAGCCCGTATTTTTTGAGAAATGTCCAATTGCTACCCGTGCCGTCATGGTCTTTCGTGAACATGGTCACGCCGCACGAGCCAGCGCTTGGGTGGCTATATGGTGTTTGCGCGATGGCCACCGCATCGCCAACTGGCGTGTACTGATCAGTGAAATACACCGCAGTAAACCAGTTGTAACGCGCTTCGTTGCGAGTAGTAGTCCCATCCCAATTATTGCCCTCTTGGTAGTAATTGCCAGCAGCAATGGCTGCTACTCCACCCACACGCGAAATTGCTACGGAAACGGCTTGCGGGTAAGAGACCCCTTTTACCAAATTAGGTTGGCCAACGGCATATGGAAATAACAACTCGTCATCGGTACTTAAATAGCTCGATGCATTCACCGCATTGATTTTGATACCGTACAGCGAAGAACCGGTGCGTGGCAGCATAGAGATGGGCGAGTAAACCGCAACGCGCACAGGGCAAGCCGTCTTTACCATGTAAACTTCACACACTGCATCCTTCCATGTCTTCGCGATGACTTGCGTCGAGCTATTGCCCCCCAAATTCGTGCCATATCCCGATGGGTCTGCTAATTGCACAGTCACAATACACTCAGGATTTGGCAGAGCCACACGGAAAAAACGCGGTCTGATGGTCGCGTCGTTGGTGCTGTAAGAGCCAGTTACTGGAAAGTTTTGCACATAAGTCTTGTGAAGCACATACAGCTTAGAAGTGTCCTCCAAAAAATGCCTGATTGTTGAGCCAGCCACATCAATGCCGTAAGTCATACATTGTTCTCCAAGCCTAAAACAAACAGCCGTTCCAGTGCCACATATTTGCTGATTGCTATAGATGTCATATGCCCGTTTGTATACGCTGGCTCAACACCAACTTGATGCAATTGCAATTGATTGTCTGGCGTGTAATCGACCACATACATGCCCACACTGGTCTTATCAATCTTGGTTGCACTGGTCTGGGCAATGCGCGCCATGTCCACAAATTGGCCAACTGACACACGCAAGCATTGGTTTTGAAACGCTACGGTATCTTCGGCAACTGTCGGCACAAAGCTGGCCGCTGCTGCCACATCCACCCACTCCACTTGACTGAGGGATGCGGGGCTGCTGCTGTAGTCCACATTAACTGCTGTTTGCGGCGCCACAGCACTGGTGAAAATGGTGAAACCCACACCAAAATTCGATGTGTTCAACACCTCCACTCCATCGGCCATGCGCATGCTTAATCCATATTCACTCATGCAATTTTCCCTATGGTTACGCGCAATGCACCAGTCTCATCGTAGATTTTGATGCTGTCATTGGTCAGAATCAGCCCTTTTGTACCTGTGGCATTCTCACGTATGGTTACTTTCCCACTTGAATCCACAATAAAGCGATTACCAATGTTCAATTGCCCGCCGTTGATAATTGGCGCTTCAATTTGTTGATATGCCTTAATGTTTCTACCGAGAATTGTACCGTCGGCAATTAAATTACCGTTTAGTGCAAGCATATTCACACCGTTGACTGGAGCCAAACTCAGCATTGGCTTGACTGTGCCATTGTTCGGGTCTGCTATCATGAACTTGTTGCCAAGTATCAAAAATTCAGCATCACCTGTTTGACCATCAACACCGATTGCAAGACCGGCCACTGCTTTGCGGGCACCATGCGCCTCAACTTTGATGGTGTAAGTTGCCTGTACTTTGTTTTCAAAGGTAATGTCTTCAAAGCGGTAGCCAGTAACCAACGAGTAACCAGTCGTACTATTGTGGTTTGCGAAAAAGCCTGGGCGGCCACGAAAATCATTGACCTGCTCTGCTTTTATCGTAAATTCACGATAAACCCAACTAGCACCAATGCCTGTCAATGCGAACCCTTGATAGCCTGTTGATTTGCCCGTGTGCTTGATATTAAAACCGTACACGCCATCGCCACCGGCATTGTAAAACCATGCCCCAAACCGGTACGTATGGCCCGCTTCAAAAACCACATCCGATGTTGAGTAAATGTAGTTCGTACCAACTGGGCCGCGGTATGCGAATTGAGATGGTGGACTACCTCCAATGCTACTGATAAATCGGGCATCAATATTGTCGTTGTAATGACTTGTCCAAAGCGCAGGGCTTTTAAAGTCTCCACCGGCAACCATGCCGCCCGTCACATTAATACCGTCAATTTTTGCACTCAATGTCGTATTCATCGATGCAATCGAACTGTTTTGTGTGGTCACCGTAGATTGCAGCGCGGTAATGCTTGCTTCTGTACTGGAAACGCGCGTTGCCACTGGCCCCACTGCTGCCGCGTCTGCCGCCTCCCATTTTGATTTCAAAGCAGTCTCAGCCAATGCTGCTACTTCGGTTTTGTTTGCCTTGGTTGACTGAATCGATGTAATGCTTGATTCAGCAGTTCCCAAACGTGATTTGGCGCTGTTAATCTCAGCCGTTTGAGCTGAATCAACAGCGGCTTGTGTTGATTTGAAACTGTTCAAATCAGCAGTTACCGCCGCTTTGGCAGCATCGGCTTTGGCTTGAGCCGCCGCACTGGTTTCTTGCTCCTCCCATGTACCCCATGTTGAGTCGGTTGTTGGCCGACGGATATAGGTTTTATTCATGCCGCGAGGGTAGGCGGTTTGAACGATGTGCTGCCAGTTCGTCTGGGGGTTATCAGTGATTAATACAACCCAATTGCTCGCCAATCCGACACCAATATCTGCACTGTTCTTGAACTCTTTTGAAGTTTTGCGTGGGTAATTGGTCACGTACCAGCTTGGTGGATTGTCAACACCTCGTGTATCCTTATAATCTGCATTGAGTATCAAACTGTTCAAATTACTGATTTGTGTTGCAGTAGTTGATTCATTGTTACTCACTGCAGTTTGCAATGCTGTAATGTTGCTTTCAGCCGTACTTACACGAGTGTTTACCGGTGCCACTGCTGTGTTGATGTCCCCTTTCCAAATGCTTTGTAAGCCAGTTTGCGCCAATGACACCACTTCCGACTTATTGGCTTTGGTCGATTGAATCGATGTGATGCTTGCCTCAGCAGTTCCCAAACGTGATTTGGCGCTGTCAATTTCACTGGTTTGACTTGCATCTTTGGTTGCTTGAGCAGATTTAAAATTCTCCAAATCTGCTGAAACTGCTGCCGCTGCCGCCGCTGCCACTTCTGTTATAGACACTTTTGCAGTAGCAGAATAACCATAACTGACACGCAAATAGCGGGCATTCGTCGGCGCAGTAAATGTTTTGCTCCCTGTAATTGATGCAGTCAAAGCGCCTGAGATGTAAGCCTTACTTTCAGTGAACCACACTACTCGAACATTGGCATTTGTACCTGTAGTGCGAAAAATATACGGTACAGCCTCATAAACTGGCATAAAGTGCGTTAATCGGTGACCAGATGCCGCCGTTACAACACCTGTATTTTCATTAATAAGCTCATTAGTCACCTGTGTGGTGTCTATCATGTCCGAATTGAGATTATCAATTTTGGCACTTAAGCGCGTATCAACTTCGGTAATTGCAGAAGTGTTGCTCGCTACTGTTGTTTGTATGCCGTTGATGGCGGCAGTGTTATTGCCTGATTGCGATAATGCGGCCTGTATGTCGGTTGTTTGAGCCGCGTCTTTCGTCGCTTGTGTGCTTTGGAATGTGGTCAAAGTCGATGATACATTTGCCAAGTCTGCATTGGTTTTGAGTATGTCAGTAACATCTTCAAAACGGTAATCATCGACGACCGCAACCCCTGCCGTACTGTTGTGATTAATGTAAAAGCCGGGATTGATAGACGCGTCACCAAAATCGGCGCCATCCATCACCAATTCATAATACTGTTTGGCTCCAACAGTCATGGTTACTGACTTAGAGGCATATGTCGATTTGGTCAATTGATAATAATTGAAACCACAAGTGCCTGTAGTACCTGTTAATGACACCCACATCCTGAAACGATACTTGCGTCCTGAAACCACGGTCACAGCGGTATTGCTGTAGTTGTAGCACAAGCCTTTGCCGTTTGCGTCTTTGTACACATCTGCAAAGTCCATGCGGAACGCTTTAGGTGCTGATGGTGCATCAGTCGCATCACTGACAAAATGGCGGGCAATGTTTGCAACGGCACCGTAATGGCTACGCCACATCGCCGCATCACCCATATTGCCACCAGCAATCAGGTTTTGACCTTGGCCAAACGTTGATTTCAGCGCATTGATTTGGGTCGTGGTGGCACTTTGGTTGTTGGTAACTGTCGATTGCAAATCTGTAATCGATGCTTGGGCACCATCCACACGCGCGGCCAATGTTTGGCGTGCGGTCGCTTCAGCAGTATCGCCGGCGATGCGTGCATTGGTTTCCGTCTGCAAACCTGCAGCAGTAGCACCCTGAGCAGCAGTCACAGTGCTGATTTGCGTGGCCTGAGTCGCATTGACCGTTTCTGTGACGGTGATTCGCGTGCCCAGTTGCGTGGCCGTAGCCAGTAAATTATCAGCGGCCTGTTGTGCGGCCTGTTGCACCTCATTGGTTCGTGCAATGGCCTCAGCATTGAGCGCATTTGCACGCGCTGTGGCTTCGGCCAAATCGTTGGCCGCACGGGTTTGTGCCTCGGTCTGTAAGGCATTGGCTTGTGCAAGCACATCAGCAATGCGCGCCTGTGTTTCAGCATACACAGCAGAATCAATATTGCCCTGCCATTGGTCTACCAAGTCTTGATGCAGTTGGGTTCCGGTGATTTGGCCCTCAATTTGTTTCAAAATCAAACTTGGGTCATCGTCGCACTTACCTAAAACGGAAGCAGTAAACGCCCCAGCACGGCCATTGGTATCAACCAAACGCACCCAAAAATAGAACGCTTCTTCCAACGCCACATTGTCCAGCGTGTATTGTGACTGCGGATGTGGCAGCGTGGCCAATTTGCTCGCAAGTTCAATGTTGTCCTCAATGCCGTACCAAACCTCGGTATACACAGTGGCCACAACCGTTTCAGGCAAAGTCCAGCCCAAACCGATGGCAAACAATTTAGGCGTGGCTTTCAGGCCTGTCACTGTGTAATTGATGCTGAATGCTTTGGTCACAGGATCGGACAGCACCCCAGCTGCGTTGCGTGCGCGAATTTCGACCACATAATCACCATCGGGCAGATTTTGCAGACGCAATTCGGGTGTCTTGGCGTCAGGTGTGTGGCTGTATAGCTTCGCATTGCGATACACTTTGATGTCGTATGACACCGCCCCATCGCCGCCTAAGCCCTCCCATTTCACCACCACATCTCCGCCATCGGTAGACACGTCAGGATTGGCAACAGTCGGGGTTTCTTTTTGCACGGTTACAGGGAAGTTTGCCCAAGTGTCGACCACGCCGTATTTGGTCGGATCGTGGCGTAAAGCTTCGATGGTATAAGTACCGTCTTCACTGTTCTCGGTGATGCTGATACAACGGTAAAGTCTGGACGCAACTTGGGTGTGAATCACAAACGTGTTTTCAGGCTCAAGCAGCAACGCATCTTCAAGACGCAACTCGGTTGGGCTGATTTGCTCGACCACTTTTGAAGTCTGCGTGCCATCGATACCGTCGAAATATACCGAAGCGCCTATAGCCACGTTCTCAATTGGGCGGTCAAGTGTGATGCGGTCAACATCGGCAGCCACCAAGCGGCCTGAAAATGGCACGCCGGCATAATCGTTATCGGCCACTTGCACCACGTCATAAGGCAAGTGTTTCAGCCCCTCGCGGCCTATGGTGAAGCTGACAGCGCCTTGTTGGCGCAGCTCGGTCTGCAACAACCATGCACCAAATCGCACCGCTTGACCACGCCGTGAGCAGCCAAAAGCCGTCACTTGTTTGATGTTCAGTCCAAACTGCTTAATCGCCTCATCATCCGAAACATATTCAGTCTTTTGGCGAAAATTGTCGGTTTCATCCAAATAAGTCACTTGCACAGCAGTGTGTATGGCCTTGGCTGAAGCAAATGAGTATGAAAATTGGCCATTGACCACGTTCGCATTGGTATACACCGCCACCGGTTCGCTGTGCTTATCGACAGTCACAGTAAGCTGTTCACCATTCCACAGCACAAAGCCCGTGAACATGGATGCGATTGACGACAAAACCTCGCCAGCTTCGCGCTGGTCGCTGATGTTGGCATTGCACACACAGCGCGGCTCTTTGCCGCCCATGCCATCATCGACCAGTTCATCACACCATTGGGCCACGCTGTACAAAGTCCATTTGTCGATATCGGCATAGCCCAAATTGGTCGCAATGGTGCTGTAGCGGTCATTGGTCACCAAATCGTACACAATCCAAGCAGGGTTATCAGTCCAACCTGTTTTGAAGCTGCCATCCCACAAGCCAGTGTATTTGCGAGTGATTGGGTCATAATTGGTCGGAATCAACAAGTCATTCTTACCCTTGAGCAAGAAATTTCGAGTCGGATTGTTGCTACCAAATTGGTCAGAATCAATTTTCAAAGCCGAAATGGCGGTATTTGGGTATGACAGCTTGGCATTGATGGTCTCAACGTAAGACGCAAAAAAAGTATTGTTACTGATTTTGTCGCTTGTGCTGTCTGCCGTGATACGCGACACGCGTACATTAAACGGTGCTTCAGGCAATTCGGTGAAAACAACATCTTGGTAATACGCGCCACTGCCTTTTTCGTTGAATGTCACCGATTGGAACAGCGTAGTGCTATCGTTACGCACCAATTCAACGAGTAATTGCGTTTGTGCGGCCAAGGTGTCGCCATTGTCTTTGACCATCACATTGCGCTCGACACCCACAGTCACGCGTAGCGCATCAATCATAGAATCAGAAACGGTGCGCGTGATGGGGGTGGTTTTCTTGACCGCTGTGCCCACGTTTACCACACGTTCAGTCTTATCGAAGCCTGGTATATAGGTTTGGTCTGGCGTGCCGCGATTGAAATAACCGGTCACGCCCTTGAAATTGTATGTGCCATCACTGTTTTGAATCGGGGTATCACTCAAAAATACAGATTTCAACGGTGACTCATTACCATTGGCAAAGCCTTCAATTGGGCCCTCGCACAAAGCATCCACCACTCGCAACAACTGTGCACTCGATAGGGTATTGGGCGCCTCGTAAGGGGTGCGGCTGCCGCCACCTGATTTTTGACTGCTCATGCTCATACTTTCATTAATTTCGCGTTGTAATTGCGTGCAATCACGCTGTCATCGGTAAAATCGGTGTTGTAATACACGCCATTGGGTGCTTTGGCCGCTTGGCCTTGAATGAACACTTTTTGTATGTCGAGCGACACATCGACAGCTTCAGGGTCAACCATTACAGGGTCGTTTTGGGTGTCCACGCGGCGCGATTCTATGCCCTGCGAAATCACTCGGCTGCCGACATAGCCGGTTCCATAAAGCAGTGGAACCGGACTGCCTTGCGCGACGGTGTTGTCTACATTTGAAAACGAGGTATTGCGGCTGGCCTTTTCACCTCGGTCTTGGTTTGCATCCATGTTGGGCGTTTTGGTCAGGAGTTGCGCTACACCGCCCACCACCATCGCAAAACCCATCTTGACCATAAAGCCACCAACAGGTGCGGCCCACCCATAAGACAGACCTGAAAAAAAGTACCCCGCCACAATCAACACAGCGCCCGCAATCACCTGACCCCACTTACCCGCACCGGTTACTCGAGGCACAATGTGCAAAACCCCCCCGCCAGTTTGATTCATGTCGTCTTTCAGCGAGGCTTCGTTCATGTCTTGTTTCTGAAAACGCACTTGGTACATGCCCGCAGCAATGTGATCGCGCAAACCATCAATTTGCAGCATCAACGCCCGCAATGCCTCCGCCGGTGTTGCCGCGTACAAAGAAAAACGGCGCCCGAATTTGCTCAGGTCGCCGTAAAAATTGACTGTAATCATTTAAATCACCGATATATCGTTTTTGATGGCCTCCAACATTTCAGGCTGCCAGTCTTGATGTCGCCAAACCGAATGCGTCATGCGTTGCCAATACTTGCTGTACGGCTCCACGCGGCTTAAGTGGTCAAAAGCGTGGTGCAGCATCTCACCGCCACCCAAATACAAGGCCGCGTGATTGGCAATGCCATTTTGAGCAGTCAACACCACATCACCGGCCTGTAGGCCGGCGCGCACTCGAATAAAACCGCCATCGGGTAAATTCTGCTCGAATGAACCCGCCGCTGCATCGTCATCGATGTTGCTGCGTGGATGGTCCCGAAATTCAATGCCGCACAACATGAACGCATCGCGAATCAGCGTGAAGCAATCAGCCGCTCCATAGACAAACTGTCGACCACGCAACAGCGGTGCATAGCGAAATAGTTTCACCGCCCCGCCAGTAGCCAGCGCCCACGGTAATTCAGACTGGTTCTGCGCCTTGCGGTCAGCGCCGGATAGAAACGGCTCATTGCGTGGGTGACTGTGCACCACTGCGACAATATCGCCATCGATGCCTATCCAAGCATCAGCGGGTATTTCAAACGTGTCTTGCGGCAGTGTGGCGACATTTTCGCACGGGTGATACGACTGTTTGCGACCAGTCAAAACAACAAAGCCGCAACTCTCATTCGGTGCGGCTTCATTGGCGTGTTTCAATATGTCTGATTGGGTTTGTTTAGTCAGCTTCATTTCTAACTCTCAATAAATAGTTTTGCAGAGCAGAAATTAAGTCAGGTATTTTTTCATTTGAAATTTCTTCAATTGCCCAGTTTGGGTAATCATCTACATCATCCCTAATCTGCACTTTAATACCATTTTTATTTTTATAAATTTCGAAATCACTATAATTTGTTTCAAAAATTCTCTCCTGAGTGTCATTTGGTTTACTGCTTTGGGCACTTTTAAAGTCAGGATTCAAATTGATACTTTCACCTTTTTTAAAATTCAATTCTCCAATTACCAACCGCAATTTCCCTGTTTCATCATAAATACAAATTGCTTGTTTGCTTTTTGATATACCACTGCCACCTAAACTTGGCGTAATATTTGAAGTTTCCATTATTAGATTCCATTCAAAGAAAAAATATGAATACTGATATTTTTAATAACCGAATTACCTCAAACCAATTTGCTAAAGCTGTCACAAAGCAATTAGAAACCATAGATGATTTGAGTGCTTTTTTAGTTTTCCATCTTAGTTGCGAATACTTGATAGAATCATTCATATATAACGTATGTGGTATTGAAGAGTTCTTGTATAACCAATCTAAGAGAAAAAATATCATTATGTTTAATGCTAAGCTTGAAATTGCAGAAAATTTAGGCTTACCGATAGAACTTAAAAAAGCCATTGGAAAGTTCAATGCTCTAAGAAATAATATTTCTCATAGCTTAGAAGATGTTGATATTGAAAAATCAATCAATGAAGCAATAACTTTTCTAGATCAATACCCTAAAGAAAATAAACCCATCGCTGACTTTGAAGTTGAGATTGAACCTGAAACTACAAATTCTAAAAAAATTCTATTTAATAACTTACCAATGCCATTTAAATTATTAACATTAAACGCAATTATTTCCAAAAAGATGCTTTCTGCACTTGAGAATAAATAATTCAGAATTAACGCAAAACCTTATCTGCAGCAGGGAACCCGCCATACGGCAGCACAGCATTGATGCCAAAGCGCGCTTGGCACCCAAGTAAGCATTTGCTGCATTCGTCTTTGTCTGGGTCGTTGGTCGGCATGTCATAACGGTCTGCTACTGGTCGGCCTGTGTAGCCACAGCCCTCTCCGCGATACTGCCACGAACACACATCGGCCAACATGATGCGCGCTGGAATGATGGCTCCCTCGGTATCACTTGGCGCTGAAAGCGTGAATACTGCAGCTTCAGTGGTCAGCGTGGTGACTTGTTCAAGCACATACTGACTGACAATTTCCTGTGTGCTATCGGCCATCGGATTGCCGGTGGCAAAATTCACCGCATCCAAAAATGTCGCGATTACCTCACGGCGTGTCACGCGTGCACCAGACAAAGAGCCGTATTGCTCAATCGCACCGGTGACCAAGCCCAACAGATTTGAAACCGTCAGCGTAGGACGATTGCTGGCGCCCTGCGTAGTCATTGCAAAGCCCGAGGCTTGGATTGGGTATGGCGTGTACTCTTTGCCCTGCCATACCACCGCAGCATCCAGCTCATTCACTTGGTTACAAAAGCGGTGCAACTGGCCGCCTTTACTGCGCAAGTCAATTTCCCACAGTTCTACCTTGGCATCTTGCTCAAGCTTAGACAGGGCTTGAATCATGTCTTCCGACAGGCCGCTCATTCTGCTGTTCATACTTCTTCAAACTCCCATTCTAGTTTCCAAACATGGTTGCCCATTTCCGTTAATGTGTGCGTTTTCACTCGCACATTCATCAAGCCGAACGGTGATTGCCAAGTAAATTTTCTGCCCTGCTTGGCATCAAAAAAGGCCACTATCTGACTGATAATGGCCTCTTTGTCGAAAAATGATACTTTCCATTTTCGTTTTTTTGGCTTGAGTGATTTGGCTTGCGTTTGCACATAGCCATCACCGAACTGTACCTCTCGCAATTGATATTCTGTTGAAATAGAGGCGCCGATTTCAACATCCCAAGTAAAATCAGGCATACTTATCCTTTTAATGTCTTATTTGAAGGAGAGCAAATGATTGGGCCGCCAGATAGAGAAACATATTCAGTATTCCCCTATAGAAAAGATTACGAAAATGGTCGTACAAATAATGGCGGGATTGATTTAACACTTGAGCCTAATCGAATTGATGAAATTCACGAATTTAATGGTACTCCAAAACTCAAACAAGCCATTTTAGAATTAAATACTGAAAATAATCTTTTCATGACCTTGGGCTTTTTGATTGGTAAAAGTGAATTTGAAAATGGAGCATTTTTTATAGGTTATTTGGAATTTTGTATTCGACCAAACTCAGACTCTTATTCATTTAAGCCGGAATTACTTGATGAATTGTTTTTGAGCTACATCTCTCAAGAATTTGGCGACACATATGTTCCGGCATATCAAAAGATAGATTGGGATTTGCGGACAACCAGTGTTCACGGCAGTAATCCAGTTCCGACATATTCAGTTTATTTCGTTCCATCTGAATTTGAAACACAGGTTGAGGTGCAGCTTGTACCATTAATTCGCTTTCTGCAAAGTGTTTCATAATATCCTCCTAAAAGCGCCATTATTCTGGCGCTCTTTATTCTTTATCGCCCCTTAATTGCGTTGCTAATCTTGCCATTGTGGCGCAATTCATTGTCTATTTTGACATTAATGCGCCCATCAATCGTACTGATTAACTGCTTATTGATGCCATCGGCAATGGCAGCGCCATCTTTTTCAGAATCACCACTGCTTTCAACCGTAATGTGATTGGTGATGTAGACGACAGGCTGGCCGGCCGCACCCGCGCCGGTTGTTTCAACACCAAGATTGCCCGATGATGTACGCTTCAAAGGCAGGATGGCTTCGGGGCCAGCTTCACCCATTACGCCCAACATGCCGCCCGATTTGAACATAGTCGGCTTGTCCACAACAGAGTTCGTAAATGTGCCGCCTTGGGCAAAGTAACGCACACCGCCTTGGCCAAATGCACCACCAGTTGCAAACAGAGAATCTAATGCTGTGGAACCAGCTCCCGCCGCCGCTGATGACCCACCATAGCCAAACAAACTACCTGCAATGCCCGCAATTGCTTTCTGCATTGCAATTTTTGCCAAATCTTGCAGAATTGAAACCGTTAAATCACGGAAATTCATCTTACCTGTTGCAACAAACTCAGCCAGTGCATCTGATGAACTTTGTAACCAGCCAGCCATGCCCTGATCTAACCGAGCTTGTACATCATTAGCGTCATCAATCCATTGCTTGGTGCTTCCCCAATTTTTTTCAAAATCAGTTTTCAAGGCATCCGGCTTTGATTCATTAAGTTTTGCTAATGCAAGAGTGTACTGCTCTGCATTAATCTTGCCCTCTTTAAATGCCTGTGTGAGCATATCCCAATCTTGATAGTAAGATTTGACTGCCTCACTTCCAGTAGCATCTTCAATCAATGCATTCATACGCTCTTGTTGCTCATTGACCTTAACAGCACTGTCATATTGCTCTGCCATTTGTTGCATCTGTTTGATGCGCTCAGGCTCAACAGATTCGTATTTACCAAGTTCAATCTCGGCATTCAGTTTTTGAAGTTCTGTTTCTTTGCCAAGCATAATCATGCGCTCTTGCATTGCGACATTGTATTCAAGTGCCAGGTCTTTTTCTTGCTCTGTCAGTTCTAGATAGTTTGACTTTGAAGCTTCTCCAACTTTGTTAATGGTCTTTTTGCCGATGACCTTAGTCACTTCACGACGCTGCCCTTGCTTGTCCCAAAATTCAATGTGCGCGTGTGGGCCAGTGCTGTCACCGGTGTTACCAGATTTCGCCACCACTTGTCCCGCTTGTACACGCTCACCCGCTTTTAAAAGTGCAGTGCTCAAGTGCGCATACATCGCTTTAGTGCCGTCATCATGCTTGATAGTGATGGTGTTACCATAGCCGCCACGACGTCCAACAGAATCAACCACACCTGAAGTCATGGCTTTTAAATCACTGCCAACCGGCATGGGTACATCTCGACCGGCGTGAAATTTCCATTTTTTTTGAATCGGATGAAAACGGTCTCCCATCGGACTGCCGGCAGTAAACTTATTGCTGTATGGACTCAAATAGGCAGCTTCAACTACTTTTGCTGCTTTTGCTTCACGCTCTTTTGCTCTTGCGGCCTTTTCCGCTTCTTTTGCTGCCTTTGCTTGCTCCCATCCTTGTTGGGCAATACTCTTATGAGTTTTATCGGCAAGTCCAGCTAATTGTTGCTGTGTTTTTGCGGCCTTATCACCAGCATTCGCCGCCTTTTCCCATGAATCTATTGCAGTGAACTCAAATTTCTTATTCATTGCAATAGACATTTCCTTTTTGGCCTCGTTGGCTGCCCCAGTTAAGGCATTTAACTCACTTTTGGCATTAGCAACAAAATCATCACTCTTTGCACCAAATGGATTAAGTGAGTCAGTCCAGGCGTTAAAGCGCGAGCCTTGCACCATCACATAAGCTATGGTTTTGCCCAAAGCATCAACAATTTGACCAGCTAAGCGTGCCACATCAATTACGCCGGCAATCGCATACCCCACCCCAATAAACCATTGCTTAAACGACCCGTCTTGTGCGAATTCATTTACATCTTGGTGCAATGTGTTTGTACCATCAGAGCTAAGTGTCATGTTATCAATAAACGAATTGATAATTGGGATGATTTCTTCGGCAAAATAATTGCGCATAATGATGATTGAATCTGACAACATGCTAATTTTATTATCCAATTCGGCAGCACTTGCAGCAGCATCATTGGACATAATCAAACCTGCATCTTGTGCACTTTCGGCCAATTCTTTCCAAGCCTTGCCATTATCTTGCAAAATTGGCAACAAACCTGTGGCATCGTTTGCAATGCGCTCCATGTGCGTGACCATCTCTGTTTGAGAAAGGCCAGCTTTTTCGAGCGTGGATACATACAATTGCAATGCTTGTGGGCCTGATAAATTGCGGAATTGCTCAGCAGTCACGCCAACTTTGGGTGCAATTTCTTCAAAAAACTGCTTTAATTCGCCGCCGCCCTCTGTTAGATAATCGCCAATTTTATCGTTAACGTCTTTGAATACATCACCAACCTTATCCATGTTGAACGTATCATTGACCTTTTTTGCAGCAAAGACAAAGCCTTGTAATTCCTCGGCAGTTGAGTTGCTTTGATATGCCATGGCTTGCATTTCTTTGCCAGTTTTGGCAATGAGTGTTGCCATGGTCGCAAAAGCGGCCACGTCAATCGCTGACTTACCAATGCCCGCGATTACGCCGGCAATAGTAGTCTTAGTGAGGCTTGACCAGTTCGAGTATGACTTGGCAACATCATCAACAGCGCCCTTGTGAGATTTCAGGCCGCTTTTAGCGCCATCGGCACTTTTACCAACATTAGTGGCGGACTTGGCTGCATCGTCGCCTTTTTTGTTCATTTCGGCCAAACTTTTATTGAGCGCCTCAGCATTGCGCTTTGCTTGCTCTGTGCTGATAACGACAGATAAGCGACTTTGTTGTTCTGACATTTCTTTCGCCCAATAAAAAGCGCCCGTTTGGGCGCATTTCAATCCTGGACGAAATTACAAACCTTCGTATTTTCTATCCAGTTCTTCTTGTTCAAAACTTGAGTCCTGTTGTTCTTGTTTCTCAGTTGCGGCTTTCAATACCCCAACATCGTAAACAGAGAAATTTGCATTCACATAGTGACCACATACATTCACAGGCTTATTTGTTTCAATGTCTAAATAAATTGATTCTGAGTATTTCGCTTCAATTTTTTCATCTTTATTGAAAGTTTCACTTTTTGTGATAATCGCAATTTGCTGTTTTTCATCACATGGGTTTGCGGCTTCTTCCCTAACAATTTCATCATTTTCGGGCAAGTATTTGTACTTGTGCTTAAACCCATCTACCAATGTTTTTAAATCACCATCATCAAAATCGTCTACCGCATCAATCCAATATAAATAATTATCATGATAATAAAGTGACACCTTCGCCAATTGAATTGAATTTGTGATATTCACTTTTTCGTAAGCACCAAAGCCACCGCCTTGGTAAGTGCCAAAGTCAGCACCAGTAACAAAAACAGGCGCTTTTTTGGTTTTCATCAATGCTTTCACTTGCTGTGAATTGCTACCAATCTTAATATCGCCAAGTCCTTTGATTTCATCTGCATGAGCAATCCCTGCAATCAGTAGCGCGACCAAAAAAATAAAGCGCATATCTCCCCCTTATTTTAAAAGGTAAAATATACACTCTATCTTTTGACCGCTTTCAACTCAAGATACAAATTATCCAAAGCATATATTGCCGCGTCGAACTCATGCCGTGTAACGCCAATTTCGCAGCTGTCACAATAAGCGGCAATGTCATGCAAGGATAAGGGGAGCATAACCCCTTGTTCATACCGCCTCCCCCTGACAAGAACATAAAATGCCTCAATAATTTGGCTTGCAACTTCACTGTACACTGGCTCGTCTGGCATCTTTTTATTCAAATACGCATAAATTTTACGCGTCTTCTCTGAATTACCAATTCTCGAATAATTGTACAGTTCTAAGACTTTTTTACCGCATCATCGCGTAATTGGTCTGCGTCGGCCTGAATTTCTGCCGCCTGCTTTAATACCCATTTGTACAAATCATAACCAATATCGGATGAGCGTAATAAGTCCACAGCACTGTCTTGACTGTAAGGGATTGGTTTGCCATCTTCGCTAGTAATACCGTCTTGGTCCCATCCCGCAATTAAGTAACGCCCTGCGGCTTCGGCCTGTAAGTCATACCATACAGTTGCATCCTCGCCGATGCCTTTCAGTGACAAGCCATCGCGAAATTGAACCGAGCCGGCACGTTCTAAAGCAACACGGTAAGGTTTGTAATCCAAACCCCGAATACTGAACTTCACCCCTTGGTATTCGCGCCAAGATTCAGGACGTTGCTCACCCTGTTTTTTGATTTGTAATGCCATATCAATCATCCATAAAAAATGCCGCTCTAGGCGGCGGGGAGTTGTAAATTTGTCAAAAGCGGCTGTAACTGACTTTGTAACATTTGTATTTCAGATTGATGTACAGGCTTTTCATCACGCCGTTTCCGCATGATTCTGGCAGCAAGGCTGGCAATAGCAAAGGATTGCTTCTCGGCCTCCAGTGCAATTACAAGTTTCTGCATCAAATCTGTGTTGAAATTATCAATTTGGCGTTGCATTTGGTTGAATGCCTCAATATAAGCAATCTTTACATCAAATGCCTTTTCGCCAGTAAAGCCCATCACAAGCAACATGAAACCATCTTTTGTCATTTGAAAGCCACGAATGTCACGATTTGCCACGCCAATTTTACGATTTTCCACGTAAGCCCAAAATTGGGCGCACGCAAATTCAGGGCGTTTCAATATCAATTCATCAATATCACGCAGGATGTGACGGTGTGATTTTCCAAATGCCTTGGCCACAAAATGACTATTCGTTAACAAGTCATTTCCTTTTGCAAAGATAGCCTCATTTGCAACAACAATTTGTTGATTCATATCTTTTCTCCATTCCGATAATTGGGTGGCAGCCCACGCAAAACCTCTATCGGAGAATTTTTAAGGTCCCACTACCCCATGCATAGGGCGGGCTGCCAAAAGAAAAACCCCGCTCAAATGAACGGGGCGTATGTGTTACATGCGTTTTCAGTTATCACGGAAATCGTAATAACTCAACTGTTACGGAAAACGTAATAGTTCAACCATCACGGAAATCATGACAGTTTAACCGTGGTCAAGATGACCATTGTTTAACTATGGTGGAAATCACCACGGTTCAGTCATGGTCAAAATGACCACAACTCACCATTAGGGCCAAATGCCCCAATGGGCAAGCCAAAACAAGCATGGTCCAGATATGGTGGAAATCACCACAACTGAATTACAAGTCGGCACAGCAGCAGCGCTTCACAGCGGATGCAAACGAAAAAACCCGCCTTGGGGGCGGGTCAATCTGAAAACTTTTCACTTATCTGCACGGAATCCACAGATTAGCAGTTTTTATACAAAAAAGACGGCACGCAGTCAAGCCTTACGGCTTAGGTACCCGCGTGATGTACGGCGATTCAACTTCGGCTTTGAAGTTGAATGTGATTTGCAACAGATCTGTACTTGAGCCACTTGGTAGTGAGCCTGTGACAGTCAGGCGCGGGATGGTCAGAATGTAATTGTTCTCGCCATCACCAAATGGAATTTCGAGCTTCAGCTTGCCATTGGTAAATTGCTTCTCATAAATTTCAGCCGCTTTATCACCAAATGCAGCGACAAACGAGCCGCTAATATCCACTTTGGTTTCGATTTGCTTACCAACAGCAAGACCATCACCAAGGCACTTTTGCACTTTCAGGTTATTGTTCAAATCAAACTTGAACGATGTCACGCACGCAATACCTTTAAGCGATGTGCCATCAAGCTCAATCTCACCCACGCCCACATTGGAAAATTCTTCTGCAGTAGATGCGGGGGTGATTGTTGCCGTTGGCGCTGCAGGGCTTTGGCTTCGGTCTAAGCCAGCAAAAGTCCATGTGCCTTTAATGCTTCCCTCTTCAGGGATTTCCAAGCCAAATTGCGACACATGCAACCCACGGAAATAGTGGTAACCACCAGCATCTTTAAAGCCACGCACAGCCGTGAAAGTCTGACGTGTTTCGCCAATTTGCAGTTTGTTTGCAACCCACTCGCCAAAAAAGGCTGCGGCCAATAAGTCGTCATAGGTGCCATAGGACATATTCGCGACAATATCACCCGACACGCTCATGGCAGTTACTTGACCACCGCTGCTCATGCGACTGTCGCGGATCGTGTCTGATTCGGTAATGTTGGTATTTGCATCAAGTGAAGTTGATACAAATGGCAAAGTGTTTAAGGTCAATGGCGTTGGCGTGGTGCCAGCCACCGTTTCTTTGGTAATGTAAAGTATCTGTTTTGCACCGCTAGACATGGGTGTTCTCCAATTAAAAACCGCCTCACGGGCGGCTTGTATTAAGGTTTGATGATGTAAGGCAAGGACACGTTGTATTGATACTGCCCATCACGCTCACCCACATCGATAATGCTGGCCGCATGCGTTTCGAGCCGGTCATAGTCATGCCAAGACAAATAGGCCGCCAGTTGACTCGCAAACTCGGACAATTCGCCCCATCCCGAACCTTTGGGCACAAACAATTGCACGACCATCGTGCCCGATTGCTTGGTGCGAGGGTTATCGCCAAATCCGGCAAATGCCCCAAACGCGCCGCTAAAGTTCACTCTGCCCCAAATTCCCTTTTCAGGACGAGCAAATGAGTCAGAATTCGGCGTGTCAAACACATCCACATCGATGAATGTGGCAGCAAAGAAATGCGCCAATAGCGCCTGTTGTGCTTCGTATGGGGTCATGAGTATTTCACCACTGCGGCATTGAATGCGGGGCCATACACGCCAGCAGAAGCTTGTTTTGAGTGCCCGTTCTCAAGTGCTTCGGCATATGGCACGTTGGTTTGAATGTAGATGCTGCGAAGTTTGCCCTTGTGTTTGACATTAACAGCGCGCCTTGCGAATTCAATCAATTGCTCAGGGCTTAAATCAATCATCATCGAGCCAGCCACTGTCACCGTATAATACGGCTCATTAACGCTAACAATATGACTTGCGCGAAAGCGGCCTGTATCAACTGGCGATGCCAAGATAATGTTGCGATAACAGGTCAATGCGAAGCCTCTTGCTGTGTTGTCGATGTCTTCTTCTATCACATCAGCGAATAACTCCGGCGGCATGCTCCATGCGCTCATAATCAAACCTTTCGCAGTTGAAGCGACCATGTGGCGGCCACTGGGTCTTGCCTCACATTAATCACTTTCATCTTTTGAGTACCGAACACCAATTCGTCATCCACTGCCGGTATAGCGCTACACTCGTTTTGCAAAATGATGGCCTTGGCATCAGTCGCCTGAATTTTCAGCATTTCAGCTTCATCACGCTTGTAACCGAGTGGATACACGGCGCGGCCAGAATATTCCAAGCGTTCTTTAAGCGTCTGTTTGCCCGTGATTTTGTTGAGTTCATAGGTTTCGCGAACGCAAGTAAAAGGCTTGGCGGCATCTGCCAAATCATCACTCATCGCAGCGGCGAGTTCTGTTTGAATTTCAGAGCGCATTAGATTTTCCAAATTAGTGAGACAAGGCTCTGTTTCATCACGAATGGCGCTATAAGGTCTAGAGCGATTTTAAGGCGCTGTGACGAACCCTTATCTGTTTGGCTATACTCGGTCTCAACTTCGACAGAATCAGCCTTGACGCGCTTGGAAACCACCCCTGTGGACGTGTCTTGATACAATTGGTCATCAACGGCCAATTGCACCAGTTCAATACCCGCCATCTTGACCGCATCAGGAACCGTTACAAAGCTTTGCAGATTTTGAGTGCTAAGCCACAGATTAGCCAACATCACTGCGCGCTCTTTTGGAACTGCTACAGATGCCCAATCACTACCAAGCACCGAATCAACATAGGTCACTGTGATGTAGGCTTCCATGATTAAGCGCCCTGTTTTGCCAAGTTTAAAAGATCATCTTTTGATGCGTTTGCAGGGAATTCAATACCAGCAGTGGTCAAGTGTTCGCGCAGCTCTTTTACCGACAATGTAGACAAATCCACATTTTGAGGCTTAGCCTCGGTAAAAAGCACTTCGACACCGGCCGCTTTGTATGCTTCTGCAATGTGTGGGTAATCACCAATGACGGCCACTTTACTGCCTTCAGGCAATGTTTCAGGGTTTTGAAAGTAGTCAGCATTGCGATACTGGCCTGTAATGCCATCCGCTTCAATTCCGTTTTTCGTGTAAACCAAATCCATGTTTTGCTCCTTAGGTACAAAATTGGCGCACCTTAATCAGATGCGCCGCTGTTTGTTGGCTTATGGGCCAGTGTTAATCAATACGCCAGCAGTGTTTTTATCACTCGTCGCGTATTTCACCCAACTTGCCGCCGCTCCAATGGTTGCCAAATTAGGATTGGCACCCGCAGCTTGTTTGTACGAATAGCCAAGTACATCAATGTTAAATGTACCTTCACCGCGAATGCCGATACCCAAGTTTTCTTTGTCGTTGACTGGATAGCCACGGAATGCCGGCAATTGAGAATTGGTAATTTGTACTGCACCCGCTTGCAGACCGAAAATTGAATCTGTTTTTACTTGGTCAGATACCAACACTGGTTTGCCCATCGTGCCAGGTGTGCCGCCATAGATCACTTGGTCAATTTCACCGAACAGCTTTTCACCGATGGCATCATCCACCAAATCGAAGTAAGTGGCCGAATCCATTACCCACAAGCCAATGCGACCGAACTTGTCGCCAAACGTGCGCATGCCTTTGGTCAAGACTTTCTTGCCGTGAGTTGCAAAGGTAGCGCTGACCTGCATGGCTGCATTGGTGCCAATTGCACCCACCAAGGCAGCAGAAGCATGTGAGAAGTAATAAGCCATCAACGCATCGGCATAGTCTTGACCAACCACTTGAGAAAATTCTTCAACAGTTCGCGCACGGCGCTTCATTGCTTCTTCAGTGGTTTCGTAAGGGCCATACTTGAACGGCACTTTCACGCCGACCATTTCGCCCATTGCGATTTTCTTCGCCACTGCATCGGCATCAGAGTTGACGTCACGATGTTCGACAGCGCCACCAATTTTGTAGAATGAGCGCTGACGGAAATCGCCCTCGATGTTTTCATCCGATAACAAAATAGCGCCATTTGCGGCCGTATTGAATACATCCAAGTTGTCTTGGAGGCGTTCCAAATAGGCTGTTTGCGCCAAATCGTTGTAGATGATTACATCACTGTTTAAAGTTGTAGCCATTTAAAGCCCTTTCATTATTTCGGCAGTGCTAAATAAGCAGCACGGCCATGTTTTTGTGTATATTCGTGAACTTGCTCAGCGCTCATTTGCGAACGCTTCAAGCTGCCGCCACTCGCACCATCGCTGCCACGCGCGCCACCACCTTGGGCAGATGGGAAAAAGTACGGCTTCGTTTCTTTCATGTTGCTTACCCAGTCATGCGCCGTCATCGGCGTTTTACCGTCGGCAGCATATTGTGGTTGGCCATCAGCCCCAATTAATAAGGCTTGGCCTTGGTCATTGAGCGCAAACATGCCTTTGGATAAGGCGGCAATGTCATCAATTGCATTGGGCAACACGCCCGCAGCGGCAGCGGCCTGTGCCACATGCCCATTGATGACGGTCTGTTCCAAGTTTTGGGCTTTTTGTTGATATTTCTGCGTTTCGGCCTGTGCAATCTTCAAATTCTTATCGAAATCAGACTGCATTCGGTCAACACGGCGGTTTACCACTTCATCAACATTGCCCGCCGCAATCAGTTTGGCTTCTTCATCGTTTTCAAAGCGTTTCAGCATATTGCGAGTTGCTTCGGGGTCTATGCCATCGAATTGCTTGAGCTGCTCCTTGAGCTGCTTTTGTGCATTCAACAATTCATCACGTTTTGATTTGAGGCCAGACGTTTGGGCTTCGATTGCGGCCTGTAATTCTTCTTCCGTGTAGGTCTTGGCATTGCCTTGACCGCCACTGCCACTATCGCCGCCGTCGCTTCCAGATTCGTTGCGGAAGCCATACTTCATCCATTGATTGCGAAATTTCATGCTAAAACTCCTTGAGTTGCCGCCTAGCGGACTTAAATAAAAAAAGACAGCCTTGAGCTGTCTTCTATGTTTAAAAATTTAATGCGGGAGAATCCCGCTTTTTAATGCAATTGCCGTACACCAGTTTCGTATGCTTCGCGCCCATCTGCCGCGTTATGCACCCAAACCGCCTCCGTCTCAGTCGGGTTGCACCAGCACTCTGGCGATTCCTCGTGCTCTTTCAAGTCCTCAATGGGTATAACGTGCCATATCTTCATGCTGCGGCCTTTCTGAACACCTCGGGATACAGTTCGCGCATCCGTTCGAGCGTAATCGGTTGAAAACTGCGGTCAAGCTGCATGCTCGCAAACTGTTGCGCTGTAATGCCGCCATCGCGCAATAACTTCCCGCGAGTAGGCCCAAGCACCTCATCTTGAAACTCTACTGATTGGGTCAGCAGCCAGTCGTAATACTTCATGCCACTTGGCACTTGGCCGTTCATACTTGCCCGCGTACTTACATCCTTGCCCTTGCCCGCGTATTTTTCGTTTATGACCGGCACTGTGGTTGTTCGACAGCGCAAATGGAATGGAGGTCGTGGCCCCTCATAGATTTTGAACCGCATTCCGTCCATTGAGCGACATGTTGCAGACGTTTTACCGTCCAGTGTGGCGACCATCTCGACTTCATCGACAATATCGTCATTAGCCACCCAAACAGCTTGGCGTGCTTGCGCGTGTACATGCTGTACTGACGTGCGAACAATGTCCTCTGCTTGCTTGCGTGTTATCTGCAAGATACCGTCTTTGTACTTATGTGCCCTGGTGCCAATGATTTGCTGAATCATTTGCTGATTTGTTAAGCCTTGACTCACCCCTTGGCGGATGACTGAGACAACACGGTCTTGTTCGCGCTGGTTCACTTCGGCAAAGTATGATGTGAGCAAACCATCACCACTGATACCGCGCGCGGCCAGAGGGTTGTTTTCCATTGCGTTGTGAATTTTGGCCTCGCTGGGCTTTATCGGCACCACGCCGACAATTGCAAGGTTGTGCACCTCGAAGTCGGCCTGTTGGTCAGCAATCGCCAGTAAATTGGTTTCGAGTGATTCAATCATGCCTCCCAACACCGCTTTGACTTCGCCGCGCACTTCCGACAATAGCCGCTTCAATTCAGAACGGGGTAATTCAACCAATTCGTCACCGCTGAGCATGGCCTTGATGCGCTTATCCAACACAGCCAGCATCATCAAAATGGCGCCTACTTGGTCTTCTTTGACACCTTCGAGCAAGACGGCATTACGAATCGTCTGTTCGTTTATTTGCGCCTGTATTGACATATGAAGCCCCGTTCTCAATCATGCCCCGATAGTCATCAATGGTTGTTTCGGGGTCTATCATCTTGGTTTTGATTGCGTATGCATACACAGCATCAAGCGGCAGTGTTTCTGCGTTCACAGCATTGTTGAGCGCAGTCAACATTTGCGGATCAGCTACGGTTTGGTTGAACTCAGCATCAACCGTAAACAAGATTTTGTTTGCCAACGCCTCAGTGACGCCAGCCATATCAGCCGCGTAACGTGTGCCTTGCTGAATCATCAACGCCGAATTGGTCACCACCGATTGTAAACTGGCCTGTTGGTCGGACTGTCGGGCATTGCGCGCATCGCCTGACTCTACGCCGCCGATGTCGATGGTTTTGGCACCGACCTCAGCCGCCGCGTTCTTTTTGTCCATGATGGCTTGGCGCTTGGCCTCAATGCCATTGCCTGTAATCTCGACAAATTTGAAATCTGCACCGACGGGCAAAGTAATTACCGCTTGTGGCCCAATGTACTTGATTTCGGGATTAATCTCTTTGCCATCTTTGTAGGTTGTCTGCATTCCCGTTACAACCGGCTGCGCATGTGCGGTAAGGTGCAACTCTTGGTGATAGTCAGCGCTGGTCATATACGCCTTGGCAGCGGCCTGCGCCACCCCCAACAACGGTGATTCGTTGATGTTTATCGAGTTAACCAGTGCACCACCCACCACCACCGGTATGTAGGTCAATGGCACCCCGCCACGGCCTTTAAGCCATACCTCGCTATCGGGCACCAGTTTTTCGTCCTTGTCATAAACCGATACCTTACATTGACCATCAATCAGTTCATACACGCGAAATTGCTTCACTGTTTCGTGTGCAAATCTGTCTGTGCTGTTCGGGTTGTTTACCGATTCCTCAAACACTGCCAAAACCAAATCACGGCGCCCATCTACAATCTCGGTGTCCCAATTGATAAACGATTCTGCTGAATAAGTTGCAAAATATGGCTTGCTGCTACTGTCCATATCCACGACGAGCACAACACGGCCAACAGAATACAACTCATCAGCGTTTCGCAGCCAAAGCTGGTCTAAGCCAAAGCCGTCGCATGTTGCGTTGGTCAGTAAATGTTCCAGCGACTTCGGCAACTCGGTAATGACCGGATTCAGTTTGGACACCAAGCCTATGGCAGTTCGACGTGTCTCGCGTGTCCACTCAGGATAATCAGCGCGCATCTTGTAAGAGTCATACAGCGCTTTGGTAATGGTTGCACTTACACTTTTGTCTGATTCAATTGCGCGCATGCCTGACGATTTCGGCAGATACTTATCGCCTAGACTCTTGATATGGTCCTCGCCCTTAAGCGCGTCACGAACCTTTTCCCATTGCGGCTGAGCGGCTTCATATTGCTTGTGTTTTGAAGATACTGGCATAGTCTTTTACTCAATAAAAAACCGCCAGCGGCGGTTAGCTAAATCCTGATAGTGATGTGGCGGCAATGCTTGGCCTGATAATCGGGTAGAGCTTAACAAGCGGATAACCGGCGGCGTCATTAACGTGGTCAACGCCAGCCGTTTTGTCGGGCTGTCCACTGATGCCATATACTTGCTGCTCCAAGCCCTCGGTCAAGTGTGGACACAGGTGCGTGTTCACTTTAAGCCGGCGCTTCCCTTCGCTGTTGCATATCAAGCCATTCACAGAGTTGATACGGTCTTTAACGGCGGGGTTGGAGGGCTCCACATTCACGGTGAAACCCGCTTGGCGCAAGATGGTCAAATCAGACTCAGATGCGTTCTTGCTTGATGTATTTTGACCACTGGCATCGGGGTAAATCACAATGTTGAATCGCGGGTACCGCTCTTTGATTGCCAGAGCCATTTCACGGGTATCACGCAAATTAACCAACTCGCCCAAAGCCAACGGCGCGCCATCTCGCACCACATAGACTACAGCCGCCATTTTGAGCACGTTAAAGTCCATGCCGATGTGCAATGTATCGCTTGGCATAATCATTTCGTCAGTGTGGTTTAATTGTCGGTCAAAGTCGTAATACACCGCGCCGCTGGTCAAGTTCACAAACTCACCGCGCAAATAGGCTTTAATCAATTGTGGTGGGTACGATGCCATCAGCGACGGTATGTAGTCGTCTGGCAAGTTCAGTTCGTTGTCGTACGTACTTGCTTGCACCATGCCATAAAGCGCCGCCAACTCGGGTTTTTTGCGCACTTCTTTAACAAACTGCTCATACACAAATTGAAAGCCCTCTGGCGTCGTTGTAACGTCAATGCCGTTTCTCAGGCTACTGATGTTGTAACGCATACGGGCAATAATCTTGCGCCATGCTTGTGTGGCCTTAGTCTTGGCCATTACATCAATTTCATCACACAACGCATGGCCTATCTTGAAGCCCACGATGGTGCTTGGCTTATCCATCGAACGACAAATGACGGTGCCACGGTATTGCACGCCACTATAAAAGTGTACTTCTTTGTTGCTCTCTTTGATGTCAACATTCAAGCCCCAGTCAAATGCCACTTCATCAATCGTGGGAAAGAAAATGTCTCGAATCTGCGAGTATGTCGGCGCAAAGTAACCAGCGTTTACGTTTGGATGTTCGTACACATGCTTACATATTCCACCGCACCCTACCCACGTCTTACCACTACCGAAGCCACCCACAAACGCTTTGAACTTCTTTTCAAGTGCAATAAATTGGGCTTGGCGCAGATTAAGCGTCGGACTCGGATTCTGCATTGCCTGGCTTCCTTGCGTCCTGTACGTTAATCACTACTTTTACCGGCGTTACTTGATTCTCAGGTGGTGCCTCGTCAGGTTTGTCACGCCATTTTTTAGGCTGCCGGTTCTTAAGCCAAAATATGCCACTGACTGGGTCAGGCGGATAATGTTTGATAATCGGCGTTTCCACTATTTTCTGGTCAATGACTCGAATATCGGTGTCAGGAGCATCGTAACCAGTGGCTCGGTTGTAAAGCTTGTCTGCCACCTCTGCATCGGCAATTAGCTTGCCCTTTTTTATGGACTTACAAAATTCGGGATGTTCTTTCTTCCATCGGTTAATTGTCAGCTCCGATACCTCAAAGAAATCTGCCATTTCCACATCAGTTGCGCCCAACAAGCACAGCTTTCTCGCCTGTTCCGCATACTCCGCTTTATACTTTGTTGGGCGTCCACGCGCAGCCTGCTTTGAGGCTGACTTTGCAGCCTTTCCAGCCATACTGCTTCCTTTCAAATAAACTTAACCCGAACCTTGCCCCGCACCTTTTCAGTAACCAAACTCTCAGTAGCAAAATCAACAATCAAATGGCCATCTCGGCCTTTCTTGTGCCGAATAATGAAACCTCGGCGGACATTGGCACAAATACAATGCTCTTGAATTTCACCATCAAGATACACATGCCTCATGCCAAGCCCGTCACCAACACAATGCACATTACGCTTACGCTGTAGGCCGTTTTGCTTGGCTCGTTTCATACCAATCACCCATGAAAAAACCCGCCACTCGGGCGGGTTTTAATTTCTTTTATATTTGATTTGTAAACAGGCAGACTTTAGTCAAAATAGACTCGCCCAAAGAGCCTGGCACAACACTTTCTATTTTAGAAAAAGTATTGTCAAAAGTTATGGTTTTAATAAATTTGTTACTATTCTTCGTTTCATAATACAAATGACTGGCATTAAGTATGACACTACCATTTTTGCATGAATAACTATATTCATTAAAGGATATATTGTATGTTAAATCTCTAGTTTTCTCTGGATGCTTATAAACATACTTCACCCAATACTTATCACTCTTTAATGTTTGCAAATCCAAATACATCACGGGATTACTATCACTGAAATTCAACTGAAGCCACCTGTCGGAAGCGTCAGCTTGTATAACCCAATTCAATACACAAAAGAATACAATTTTTTTCATGCAATAGTTTATCCAGAATGAGTTAACGGCAGCCTTGAATGCAAGCGCTGCCGTTTATAGCCATATCATGGAGCGAGTGGGACATTTTGTCAAGCAACTGCTTTTATTTTTAAAATCAATCTCCGCTCAAGCTCGAATTTCAAGACCAACTCCGCGGCAAATAATGCCCCATGAATGTCTTTTTGAATCTCTCCCACCCATCTTGTGGCAGTTTTTCTGCTCATCCCTGCCACGTCAGCAATTTGTGTCACTGTTGGGTAGTCTTGCCACCCGCGCGAACCATGATTCCATTTGCGGCCTGTTTGGTCAAACTGGAAAATATTGCACAAAATCAAATCCACCACATGGGCTTCATATTTCGGATATTCCAAACCCACTTGCACAAACGCATCCGCGAAGTTAATAGAGCCTTGACCGTACTTAAGCACAATCAAAGCCTGTTCAAATTCATTTAACGCCGTGCGCACCGTGTCCAACACCCACATGGCCTGTGTTTTCTTCTCCTGTGGTGACAAATCATCAGGTGATGTACTCGCCCCTGCTCCTTTTTGTTTACAGTGTCGAATGATGCTGGCCGTGTTGCTGTAACCAGTAAATTGTTTCTCAGCCTCTACAAATGACCAAATCAGGGCATGTTGCAAACTCATAAACAACGGTTCATCTTCTTTTTTTTGCATATCATGTCCCTTTTATTAAGCCTTTGGTCATTAAAATATTCTGTGTTCTAAACACCGCATCTTTGAAGTCGGCATCCAACTCAGCAGGTGAAAACGGTGTTTTTGTGCGGCCATCAACAGCATCGTGGCAACTGCTGCAAGCGTATGCCCCAAACAAGTCGCTCGGTTTCTTGCCCATGCCGCCCAATCCACCTTTGCGATAATGCGCAAATACCGTAGTTTCATCGTTGTGATTGCAGATACCTATCAAACGGATTTGGCATTCTTGGCCTCGTGCTGATTCTGTGATTTTGCTCACTCTAAAACTCCATCATCCAATGCTCATGTTCATCAAACTGCACCACATTGTTTGCAATGGCTTGCCACAGTGCTGAGTAAAAATGCTCAAACTGCTCTTGATCCATACTGCCAAAGCTCCAAGATTTTGCAATTAAGCGCACTGAGCCATCGATTGCATAGACTTCATCGTAATACCCTGCCAATACCGTCAATTGCTCACGAAAGCTCTCAAACTGCGTCTTGTGCGTTTTGTACTGGTCTTTTGTGCCATCAGCGCACCAGTGAGCGAATGCTTTATTGGCTAGTGCAAACGCCTTGCGATGAAAATCAATATTGCGTGGCATGGTCACATCAACTTGTATCTGCTCATTATTCTTAAACCGCTTCATGCTTTCTGATGTTTCGTCATTCGCGGGAGCAAGTGAGCCACCTGGCAATTTGATGAAATCCAATTTCATTGCATCACCTCACAGCAAACTGTCAGCCCGCCATTTAAGACAGGCTCACCATATTGCAAAGCTATTTTCTTAACTTGATTGTCATTGCCATACAAGCAGCCCTGTAATGCATCCAGCGTGACTTTTAGGCAGTTATCGAGGTCAAGGCATGTCTTTGATGCTTTGCCGTTCTTGGTAAGCCTTGGGTGTAATTCAATTGAAAGGGAGACAGGGTCATTAACTGGCATAACTCCCACTAACTCTGCAACCTTGCGTCGATATTCCATTGCCTCTTTTGACGCTATTGTTCGGTTTCGGAATGTACGCCAGTAGCGGTTAGTGCTTATTGGGTAAGGTAAAAAGTAAGTTTTCACGCACTCACATCCTCAATCAGCTTTGCCAAATACCACTGCGCCTTTTTCAAATCCTCGGCAGGATTCACTTTCTTCTCATAGCGCCACATGTACTTTTGCACATTGCCTTTTAAGTAGCCTTGGAACGCTTCTGGGGTCATGCTGGCCTGTATGGCATCAATGCACTCAATGTCACCGCTTGCGTAGTGCGACGGGCTGTTTACTGCGTCAGAATCGGAAACTTGACCAATGCGCGCTTGAGCTAGTCTAGAGGCTTGTGCTTGAGCCAGTTCCTGTATTGCTTTTTGAAATCCTACAGGGGCACGTCTAATTGTTACCATACCATCCTGTTCTACTTCACTCATCACTCACCCCACACTTCTGAGAAAACACGATAGAAACCATCAGCCAAATCTTTTAAAGCCACAGGCACTTTTTCAATCGCATAAAAAACAAACCCAAGCATTAAAATCACTGGCAGCAGCAAAACAAAAACAACGCGGCGTAAGTATTTATTTTCAATGTCTTTGACTTTCGGAATTAAACCCTGCGAAGCCAGCAGCAACTGAGCAGCCATGAAAGTTGCCCATACAACAAAAGCGTACAACAACAAATCATCAATACTCATCACTCACCCCCATCCACATACCACTCAATCAACACACACAGCAGCAATGAAATCACCACAGTGAACGCATACCCAATAAAATCCAGTAAATCCATGTCAGTCCCTTTGCTCTAGCCACTGCTTGCGTTTTTCAATCGTTTCTTCATCCGCCTGCTGAAACCTGTCACAGCTTGAAATCCGCCCTAAAAAATCCCACTCGTTACCGATTTTGCACAGGCCCCAATACAACATTCGGTGGTCATCCTTGTTTCTTGGCTTGTGAATGCCAGTCACTGCGCCTTGGTAATCCATGTGCTGGCAGTTATCGCATTTCATGCGCCGCCTCAGCATTCGCTTGCTGCGCCTGTTTCAGCGTGTCAGAAAGTTTGTTAGGCGGCCTGCCACTACGCACAGGCTTGGTCTCGCCACGGCTTTCTACGTCCGCTTTGATTTGTTTGACCACGCGCGCTTTGTCAGCCTCAGCCTGCTTCACTTGCTCCACAGCCTTGTCGCCCAACTCAAACCCCGCCTCAAATCGTGCCCAGCCTTTTTCAAGGCAGCGATTCACAATCTCAGGCAAACCCATGTCCAGCGTCCCCACCTTGCCTTCGAGCTTCCAAAAATCGATTTGGGCCTGTGTCAGCAACCCTGCTCGCTTGCTGGCCCGAACTTGAGCAAACGTCAGCGCCTTGTCGGGGTCAACGCCGTTGCGTGTCAGCAAGTCAGCATCCTGTGCCGCCATGTCATTGCCACGGCCTTGACGTTGCGGCGTCGGTGGGTTGGCCTGTTCAGCCGCAGCGTCCACAGCCTTACCAGCCAGCACGCTGAAAAAATAGCCGCCATTGCGCTGCTTGCCCTTGCTCAGCACCGTGTCCCAAGCAAATTGCAACACACTGGCCGTCACGCCAGTGGCACAGGCCGCTTGCAAATCAGGATGGCTTGGCAAGAAGCCGTCGTGCATCACGTCAACGCCCTGAGCCTGCAAAAAATCCATGACCTGTTTTTGCGACATACCGCCATCAGGCAAATCAGGCTCAGAATTGAAATCGGGTGCGTGCGGTATCTCTATCTCTCTTATTGGGTATTGGGTTATGGGTAGCATTCCGTTCGCACTGCGTTCGCATTGCGTTCGCAAATCGTCGGCAGAATCATCCGTGACAGGGATTTCTTGTGGAATTTCAGTCGGCTTTTGTTTTGGCTTATTGCGTGAATGGCGCGCATTGGCACTGGCTCTGGCCTTTTCGCTTTTCTCGTATATCTTTGCCAGCTCAGCATCACAGCGCGTATGGCGCCACACACCGCCATCTAAGATGAAGAACTCATTTAATATTGATTCGACCGCTTCAATATGTTCGCGCATGCGTATCATCTTGGCGATTTTCTCAATGTCGTTCGGCAGCGGTTCTTCTTTTTGGTAATACAAATCCATCATTCGGCGATAAGCCAAATCTTCGTATAAGTCCAAATAATGGGTATTACTGATGTAATCGCCGATATGGAATGTATAAAAATTCATCTTGCAGCATCCTTGCATGTCGATTGCACTGCGTTTGTTTTGCGTTCGCACTGCGTTCGCATCGAGAGCGCAAGTAAATCGCTTTGGTATTTGTTATTTTGCAAATTGCTCAAATCCGCACCTAAGCGAATAATCTTGATTTCTTGTAACTCTTGGGTCATAATCAATTCACCTTCAAGCAGTAGATGTTTTGAATTGCCACTGACTTTCCCTCGGTGGCTTTTCTTTTGCTCATTGCTTTTGATAGAGTATTCATTCATAATGCGTCTCGCCTTCACTTACCATGATGGGCACAGCTTGAATGCCGCGTTTTCTCCAACTCGCGGCATTTTTTTGCCTTGCGCAAATAGCAAATATTTATTAGTATTCTCAGCGGACATAGTTGTTTCCCATCTGTGTTTCGATGCAAAAAAGGTGGAATCGCCAGTGCCTTCGGGTGCTGGCTTTTCTTCATTCATCAATTGCACAGCCCGCACTCTTAAGCTGAGCGTCAACAATTTCATCGTGCGCCAAATCAGCCTCTAAATACTTCAACGACATCTCTTTAAGCATTCTTAATTCACGCCGTGAAATCACTTGATCATCTGCTGAAACCACCTGAAGCCCTGCCGCCGCTAAAATAATTGCGACACTCTCAAGCCGTTCATTGTTAAAGCGACTGATAGTTCCCTCATGCACCCCTGCTCTTAATGCCACATTTGCATTTTTCATCTGTGCAAACCGCTGCAAGATTGTTGCTTGTATCTTGCGTGACCTTGCAGCCACTTCATTTGATAATTCAGTCATGGCAAGTCTCTTGGTTGGTTTGGGAATGGTCGCAGCTCCTCTGCTTTTATCACTCCATTTTCAATTGTCACTTGAATATTCCGCCCTGATTTAATTGCTCTGCATATAGCTCCTTGAGTAACCCCGAGCGCCTTGGCTGCATTATTTTGTCCATGCTCAAGAGCAAAATCAGGCAGTGCCACCTTAATGATTTTGTCCATTTCAAACCTTTATTAAGTGCTGATGACACATTATTACCGCAAGTAATTTAATAGTCAATACCTGCGGTTGTTTGTGTTTTATTACCATTGGTAATAGCATTTGCCAATTGCATAGGAATTAAGATTTATGTCAGGGAAAAAGAAAGAGTTAACTGAATCACAAAAGCAGGATTGCAATGCACTAAAATCGATTTATGAATCCAAGAAAAAAGAGCTTGGCTTAAATCAGTATGCAGTTGCTGAAGCACTTGGAATTTCACAAAGCGCAATAAACCACTATCTTTCGGGAATTAATGCCCTAAATCCCTCTATTGCTAGCGGCTTTGCTCGCTTATTAAAAGTTAACGTTCAAGACTTTAGTTCATCTCTTGCAGAAGAAATATTGGAAATGGCGCGTACAGTTATTGTTAACAATGATGTTAGTTCAGATATTGTTACAACATCTCGCTATGACATTCCAAATTGGATTGAATCGGTTAGAAATAAAATGGGTCTGGATGTAGAAGAGTTTGAGAAAAAACTAAACTACAGTGGCAGAGGCTCAGTTCATGCGTGGGAGGCTGGACGATCAATACCATCTTTTGATGTACTGGTGCGCATATCTGAACTTTCAGGCCAACCGCTTCCTTATATTGGCAGGCCTAGAGCAACTGCTAATGATGATGACTTGGATTCATTCTCAAACCAAGATGAAGTTCCTAATGGATATATTCGCCTGAAGCTTTTAGATATTTCTGCCGCTGCTGGTAGTGGCAGATTTAATATCGACTTTCCTGAATATGTGCGTCTCATAGACGTTCAAGAGGACTGGGCGCGTAAGCACTTGGGGAAAAATCTGCAACGCATTTCAATCATCACCGCCTCTGGCGACTCAATGCATCCAACATTCGCGGACGGCGATTTGCTGTTTGTAGATAAATCAATAGATTTTTATGACAACGAAGGTGTTTACGTAATTGCAACGGCTGGAGGCGTAAAAGTTAAACGACTTCAAGTGATGACCAATGGCGATTTAAAAATCATCAGTGACAATAAAAGCTTGTATGAATCAGAAGTGCTATCAAAAGACAGCTTAAACGATATAAAAATCTGCGCCAAAGTCACAGCCACTTGGACACTGAATAGCTTATAACCCCCACTCTCAGCGTGGCGGGGGTAAGTTAAAACATTCATTATGAAAGTAACAGATTTATTTAAATATAAATATGGCCAAAAAAACAAAATTAATACCTACCCAAAATGAAGGTAATTTAGAGGAACTTTCTCAGAGCAATGATACTGAGTTAATGGATTTGGCTCAGTTATCATTAGACTTTGATGCACCAAAGCAAGAACCCTCAACTTCTAGTGAGTATTTTGATAAGTTCAGCCCATTCATAGTGTATGTTGATGAGAGTGGGACAGCTAACTTTGATAAGCCTGGTAACCGAAGTTCATTTCCTGTTTTCGTTTTGGCTTTCTGTGTTTTTTATAAGCATGTATATACCACACAATTAGTTCCTGAAATTCAGTCTTTAAAATTCAATTTCTTTGGTCATGATTTAGTTATTTTGCATGAAAAAGAAATTCGAAAAAATGAGCCTCCATTTAGATTTTCAAGCAGAGAACTAGATAGAAATTTCTTGAGTAGATTAAGCTCTATAATGGATGAAACAAAATTTATCCTCATTTCTACAGTGATTAAAAAGAATGAAATATCGAGGGAACAGGAAAATTTATACCACTTAGCCCTACAGCCGTGCTTAATCAACCTTTATAAGCTCATGATTGAAAAAAATTGCCACCACCAAATTACATATATTGTTGTTGAGGCTCGTGGAGAAAAGGAAGATCGAGATTTAGAGTTAGAATTTAGACGAATTTGCGATGGACAAAACCCACTTAGAATTAAGCTTCCGTTTGAGATTCTCATTAAATCGAAAGCTACTAATTCTACTGGATTGCAATTTGCAGACTTATGCGCTCGGCCAATTGGAAGGCACATAATTGATAATATTGAGGGTAGGAAAAATGTGAACAGAGCTTTTGAATCTCTAAAGCATAAGTTTTTATGCAATGGGGGTAGAGAACTCTGTGGGGTTGAGGCATCCTATAAAGATATTGGATTGGTGGTTATTCCTAGCTAGAAAAGCGAAGGGCCCTGAGATAACCCAGAGCCACAGCGCCGATCGGGGAACGCCCCAGTCCACTTAAATCAAAGTATAACTTATGAAGTTACTAAACACAATAAATACCTATAAACGTTTTTTAATTTTACACAAGCACATTTGCATTCCTTTGATTTTACATGGTAGTAAGCATTTTTCACTAACCGTATAAAATAACCGCCCTCATGGCGGTTTCCCCGTCTTAACAAGCCCTTACCCTGCTCTGTGCTATAATAGCCTCGCCTTGTTAGTTTCAACAGCCAATTGGCTCCTCTGTAATACTTCTGCTTGATCCACAGAATATAAAAACAGCAACAACATAAGAAAGGACAAGCTCTATGCAACATAGACGTAGACTTAATATTTTCCGTGCAATGAAAAAAGCTCAGGAAAACAATCAACCATCCAAATAATCAATGAAAACAATGCCGCCGAAAGGCGGTTTTTTGTTGTCCATACAAACTCATCTAAAATAAATTATATTTAAATACAATTGCTTAATTAAATTACCGCAAATAATATTACTGGCGGTATTTACTTGATATATTACTAGCGGTAATATTCACCCATCAACTCACGAAGCACACGGAACAGGGGTTGGTCTTGGTGCGGTGAACTTTAAAAACCCAATAACGAAGCAAGCGGCCTACTCTGAATGGTGAGGGCAAATAGACAGGAACGTTAAACGCTTGCACGCCAATATTAGCGTGACGGAACGCGGAAACATTATCAGGCGTAGGTAGACCCAAAGCACGACAGCAACTGCGGAGATAGTCTAAAGGACACGCAGAGAGCGGTGCAGATAATCGGCAAGTCGGCTAGAAACGGACAAAAAAGCGCAACTTTCGCTGCGCTTATGGGCTTGCTTAAACTTCGTTATCAGATTCTCTTATAACGATACACACCTTTTATGCAGGTGTGATGATATCGACCTTTAGATGATGCGCGCAATAAGCCCAAGTAAACACTTTCAGGTACATTAAAATATTGATAAACACTGCCAGAGTGGAATTCAATTTCTAAAGTGCCTCCTTCAAACCCAACGGAGCGTAAATTAGATGATGCGACAACAGAGCGAATCAAAAACAACCCCTTTAAATCAAATGGATGAGAATCAGATTATAGCCCACTTTATTAAATATGGGTTTACTGATAAGCATGGACACCCTCTTGAAAACTGCGTGGATTTTTTAGATTTAATACAAATGGCAACAAACTCGAACTAGTACAGTTTTTGAACTAGTTCAAGCAACACCCCCACGGTGGTGCTAACCAGAGCTAAATAAGCAGCAATCCCTTGCGGTTGCTTGCCCTGGTGGTGGTGCTGGCGTGGTGCAATATTTGATGTTTGTGAGGGCAAAACATGGCGGCATTGGCCATTGAGCAGCGAGCGAGGCGTTTGGGGCAGACATCATCTTACTTTAGCCCATAAGACTTGAGGCGTGGAAGCTTCTTAGCGCAATCAATTAACCACAGAGAACCTAAAGCATTGCATTGCCGCGATGCCAAGGCGTTTTACTTGAGCGAGATGCAAGTATGACAGCTCGGAAAGACGAGCAACCTAGATTTCAATCTGAGCAGCATTAGGGTGCTGCTCAGATTGAAATCTCAAAGAGATAAGGAGCGGCAATTGCCAAAGTACCTTGTAACGAGAGTCGCATTAGTGCTGGCTCTCTTTTTCATTGGTGTGTGGGTATTTAATCATTTTCCATACCCTATCGTTGGCATTTTTATTGCCATCGCCTACCCGTTTAACATTGTTTATAGACTTTTAAAGGATATTGGATGAAGAAGCTTTTAATTTTGGCGGCTGCTGTAACAACACTGGCCGCTTGCAGTCGCGTTGAGCCAAATCAGGCTGGCGTATTGATGGAAAACTACGGACGCAATGGCAAGGCTGACTTCAGTGTTGTGAGTGGCCGTGTGTGGGTTATCGCCCCAGGCACTGAGTTGTATCAGGTGCCATTGTGGGAGCAGCGTCAAAACTTTGAATCGGCAGTGAAATTAAAGGCTGCTGATAATACTGAGTTTACAGCCAAGCCGACTTACTCATTCAACGTCATCAAAGAACGCTCAATTGATGTGGTTTTCAACAACAAACAGTTGGGCGGTGGCGAGGCGTTTATTACATCACTTGGTGACAATGTTCTTGAGCCAAAAATCTTGGACATTATGAAAGAGGCTTCACGCTCACAAACAACTGATGAGTTGATGCAAAAAGGCGGTAGCTTGGCATTTGAGAAGCGCGTGCAAGACTTGGTTGCAAAGGAGTTTGAAACACGCGGCCTTAAATTGATGACATTCAGCTCTCAATTAGAGTTTAGCAAGTCGGTGTCTGAGCGCATCGACAAACGTAACGAAGTCAACACAAATCTGGCGGTATTAGACCAGCAAATCGAAGAGCAGAAAAAGCGCTTGGAATTATCAAAGCTGGAAGCTGAGACCAACAAGGCACGCTCAGATGGCTTAACGGACAAGCTGCTGACACAGCAATTTATTGAAAAATGGGATGGCAAAACGCCTTTGTATGGTGAAACGCCAGTGACAATTTTTAAACAGCAATAACATTTTCCTCACAGAGCGAAGATGTTCAAACAACTTTACTGACATCGGCAAAATGGTCGATAGACACTTTGTCGATGAAGCTTGATAGACAGTTTGTCGATGAAGCAACATTTTCGCGACTTAGCGAAGATGTTCAATAAATAGGCAGTTTTATGCCCCTGAAACCCGAAGTTGGAGACCCAGAAAACAGGGGCATTGGAATTAAAACCAAGCAGATAGTATCAGTCAATTGGAATATTTGCTATAGGTTTTATGCCCCATTAGGCATCCTCCTGAATTGCAAAATGGGGCAAGGGAATTTAAACCCAACTGCATATTATCAAGCTTAATTACTCTAAAGCTAATTTTTAGAATCATTAAGGTGATTCGTTTATTCACAATCAAATAGACAGTAAAGGAAGATTTCATAACAAGCGGCTTACACAGGCCGCTTCATTATGGGATTTTTAGCGGAGGCAAATGTATGGCTACTTTTAAAATTGAAGCACACAAAAATAGTGACGGCAAATGGGTAACCAGCTTAGTTTGTGACGGCGTCACTTCATCTGAAATATCCGAAGTGACTGGATGCTTAATTAAAAAAACAATAGGAGACTTGAAACTTACTGACATTGTAGAGTCGGTTCAGGCGCAGAGAATGTGTATTAGAAGTTTTGAGCTTGGTATGTTAACAACAAGCGTTAAATAACAAAATGCGTTAGTGGCATCGACAAAACCACCAAGCCAGTGCGAAGCCGGCAATAGCGTATTCAACAAAGGCGGTGGCGAAACCACTTTTCTAAGCTTAAGCAGTTTCATCCAGCCGCCGCCTTTTCTGAGTACGCTCCCTTAACCCCCCAGCAATGGGGGTATTTTTTTGGAGAAACAGGATGACAGCAATCGCCAAGGCCGCAGGCAAGCGGTTTGAAGTAACCAAAGACGGGAAGCACATCAGCTTTCACAAAACCATGGAAGCGGCCTGTGAGGCGGTCAGCGCCATGGATTTGACGTGGACGCGACAAGTAACGCGCTATCCTGCGGTACCCATCACTTACAACAATCGAAGGGATTGAGAGTGAGTAAAAATAAAGAATTACAAAAACCTTTAAAAAGATTGTTTTTTGATTTAAAAGAACTTTTTGAAAAGTCCTTTGGTGTAGCTGGGCTTAATCTTAATGGTGAAATCGCAAGATGGGAAGATTTAACTCGTGGCGGCTTTATGGATGAATGGTTGTTTTCATATGATGCTGCATATGATTTGCTCGAAAAAATTCAAAGCTTGGAATCAAATAGCGAGGCTCAGGAAAAATGACAATCAAACGCACCCTATGCGGCCTACTGGCCGCTTTTTTATTGGCCTCGTGCGGCTCTACAGCAGACCGACACGATGTCACGTTACAGCAGTCGTCACAGGCCGCACTGGACTTATTGCAGATTGAAGCTGACCAACGCCGCGCGATGATTGAATGGCACCAAACGAAGCTGCGCATTGAAGCTGAAACCAAGGAGTATGAGGCCGCGCTTGAGGCTGCTTTGGTGGCGCGGCGGGCGACGGGGGATTACGGTGAAGTGTATGACTAAGCCCGTAATCGTCTGCCTACTCGGCCTCGCATGGGAAATCCTGAAAACGCCATACTTCTATCTAAAACACTACAAAAAGGTATTCAAATGAATCAACAACCAATCATCGCCTACAAAGGCTTTAACGCTGACTTAACTTGCCGAGATTTTCAGTTTCAAATTGGTGAAACATACACGCACGAGGGCAAAGTTGAGGCTTGCGCTTCAGGGTTTCATGCGTGTGAAAATCCGATGGATGTCTTTAACTACTACAACCCAACATCACGATTTGCAATTGTTGAATGCTCAGGCGAAATCAGCAAGGAAAGTAACAGTGATTCAAAAATTGCGTGTGGGAGTATTCACATCAAAGCTGAGATAGGCTTGCCAACTCTGATTTCCAAGGCTGTTGATTTGATTTTATCAAAGATTAAATGGGATACCGCCAAAGAATCAAACACTGGCTTCCAGTCAGCAGCAACCAACACGGGCTACTACTCAGCAGCAACCAACACGGGCTACCAGTCAGCAGCA